AATCGACTCCAATTACCTGGAGGATTCAGAAATGCCGACCGCCATCGAGAGACACTTTCATTTGCAGGAACTCGCCGAAATCTGGGGCGTCAGCACGGCGACGCTGCGCAGGTTGTTCGAAGCCGAGGACGGCGTCCTGTTGATCGGGCAGCCCTCGCGCCGTGTCGGGCGCAAGCTCAAGCGTAGCTACTTCACGATGCGGATTCCGGAAAGCGTAGCTGAGCGAGTTCACGCGAAGCTGGGGAAACGAGGGTGAGACCGTGGTTCGCTGAGAGTGCTTTCCGCGTCGAGCCCTCGGCAGCTCTCCGCATTCTTGCCTGTCGCGCAACCGTCGCAGTATAGAGCTCGTCAACAAACGGCGCGTAGTGAATCCGCATCATCTCGGTATCGGTGTGGCCTAGCATACCGGCGACTTCTTCCCAGGAATAACCCAGACTCAGCTGTCGGACGGCAAAGGTGTGGCGCAGCTGCTTCACGTTCGCTGTATGGAAGCGCTCGACGTTGTCGTTTCCCTTGCCGCAGGAGACGTGCGTAATCCCGGCCTGTGTCAAGCAGCGCATGATCGGAGCTGACCAGAAATCGGAGCGCAGTTGACCTTGGCCGCGGAATGGCAGTTCCGCGGAATCGGTCGACGACAGGGGAACGTTTAGGAGAGTCTTCGCCACCCAGTCAGGCAGTTCCATGACGCAGGGGATTCGGTGCGCTTTGCTGTTTCGCGTCTTTCGCCGGAAGTAGCTGTAGCTGAATGCCAGCTCGCCATCAATTTCCTGGCTCCTGATTCGTTCCGGTCTGAACTCCATCGCGTCGCAGACGTCAGAGCCGGTATAGCGCAGGAGCAAGATAAAGGCAAAGAGGCGCTGACGATAGACCGCCTTGTCGCGGCGCGGAATTGAGTAGGGAATGGGAAGCGAAAGCGCTGCCTGAAGTAGCTGCTCTTCCTGTGCTACAGAGTAAGGACCCTGGACCGACTTGTCCGCCTTGCACTTCTTAATCAGCGCGATGGGGTTGTCGTCGATCAGCCGTCGAGTTTTACAGAAAAGAAAGAAGCTGCGCAGCATGGTCCAGCGCTGGGAACGGGTGCTCTCCTTCAACCGACCCCAAGCTGTCGGTACATCCGTCTGCCAGTACCAGCGTTCCAGGTCCGTGTCCTTGATCTCGTCTAGATGCGTGACGCTGCGCTCCTTCGCCCAGACAGTCAGCATATTGGTTGCAACCTTATATTGATTCGGCGTTCTGGAGTCCTTCGCCAATTCCTGTCGCTTGGTTTCGAGGAAACGCGTGATTGATTCGGCGAGCGATACGCGAGCGAAGACACGTTTCGTTTTCTCGCGCTCCAGTTCGGCCAGCCGCTGGTTTTTCGGATCGAGCGATTCGATGACCTTATCGGCTTCCTTTTTCGCGTCTGCCCAAGACGGTGTGTTTAGCGTCCGTCTGACCGGCTGCTGCCCGCGAAGCCTGATGCTGAGATGTTTCGCGCAAGAGCACTGGTTGAAGTTCTTCTTTCGTCTATGAGGGCATTTCGCTGTGTGCCGGGTATAGGCTTTGACGATTGCTTGCGGCGATTTCAGTTGGTATTTATCTTCGCTGGAGGTCTTCATGGTGAGGCTAATTATAGTAGAAAAGAGGCACAAAAGCGACACACGGGTTTCTACGATCACCGTAAACAACTGAAAACAGTAGAGTTAAAAAATGGTGTAGTTATACTTCGAGAAGCTCCTAACACCCTATAAAATCTATAACTTACTGATTTCGTGTGCACGTAGATTCACGCGCTTTTACTCAAATCGCGCTGAATTATGGTAATTTGTGCACAAAACATGCACACGGAAAATGCTGGAAATGTGGCAACAAAAGAAGAGATAGAAGAGGCAATGCGCAGGGTCGTCGAGGCATTGCTGGAGAGGATAAATCAGCTCGAAAGTAGGCTGGTCCATTACAGAGAGCAGGAAGAGAAAATCTTCAAGGTCGCGACGTTGGCCGATCTGTGGCACGTGGGGCCTTCTACTGTTCGGCAAATGTTCAAGAACGAGCCTGGAGTGATGTACATCCCAGGACGAAAGCATCCTCAAATGCGGATACCGGAAGAGGTGGCCAAGCGGGTGCGGGAACGCCTGACGCCTAAGAAGTAAACCTGACCGGGCCTGCTTCCTTAAAGAAGACGCCGTGACGTCGCAACGTGTAGAAGATGGCGCGCAGCAGTTCAGAATCTTCAATGTCCTGCACTGCGACCTGTCCGCGCTCGAAGCGACAGAGCAGCGCGAGATTGACGTCAGCGGCCTCGGCTAATTCTTTCGGTGTCCAGTCGAGCAGTTCGCGCGCGGCGATGACCTTCTCCGGGTCGAGCGCGCCTGCCGGTAGGGAAAAGATTCGTCGCTTCATCGCTCGACCTCCAGCACTCGTTGCAAATACTGATACAGTTCCCACATCTCTTCCGCGTTCAGAATGACAATCTGCTTTTCTTCGATGTAGGGTTCACTGCGCTTCTGGTGAATGCAGATGGACTGATGCGTCTCTCGATACACCCACGCTGTCGCACTGAGCGATGTCGATCCTGACTCCAGGTTTTTCATTTCACTTGACCTCCCTAACGACGCATTCCAGGCAAGCGACTGGAATCTCTGGCCGCAGCTTCTTCATCTGCGCTCCGTCCGACAGGTAGACTGTGCGCCCGCACATCGAGCAGGCGAACGCCTCAGAGCCTTCGACGTAAGCGCACCGACTGCCGACGATGTAGTCGAGGCGCGTATCTGATGTGACAGGATGACTGTGCTCGCGAATGAAGCGGATAAGGTCTTCGATGGACTGTTCTCTCGGCATCGCGTTACGCCCTCGGTATCGACTGCTCGATCTGGTCAGCTGTCGAACGCAGTATCTCAACGATGTGAGCCGCGACATACGGCGTCGCCTGCACTGAGAACCCGCTGCCGTAGATGCCACTGATTACGCAGAGCAGCACGGAGCCGCCTGTCTCTTCGCGGACCTTTGTGCAGGCCGCATCATACTTGCCGGGACCTACCGCCATTTCTCTTTCACTCCTCACTCATTAGGTTGTCGAAGCACGAACCGCACAGACCTGAAATCAGCAGTTCGCGCAAGTCTTTGTGAACTGACTTCAGCGCGACTTGAATCAGCGCGCCTGATTGCCACTTCTGCCAGTCGTCGAGCGGCACGAGGAAGTCAAAGGTGCGATTGCAGCCGCCTTCGCAGATTGCTCTGACCTCGACGTGCAGCTCACCGTTGTGCTTCGTCGTGCTGACTCGCTCATACATTGGACAGAAGACTCACTTCGCCCTGATGTCGTTGTCGGTGACTGCCTTTAGAGCATCCTGAAGGCGCTGAGAAAAATCCGGGTCGCCTATCTCGCCTTCAACGATGACTGAGGCGATGCGCTTCAGATTCGCGCCCACCGCACGACCCTTCGGCAATACGACCACGATCGGCTTGTCGTAAAGAACTGCCGCGCCGACTTCGAGGCACAGCTTGATGTCGGGTTCAGCCGCGATAACGACGCTGAGCGCTGACCCCTTCATCTTCGGGAGCATTTCTTCCTTCGCGTGTTTGAAGAAATCTCTCAACCACTTTTCGTCGTCGTCAATTGTCACGGTGCTTCTCCATTGTGTGTCGGTCGAGCATGATGACCCGCATTGGTTCGACCATCTGGCGCTGGTCCGAGCCGACACGCATGAAACGTTCCCCTTCCGGCAACCCTGTGAACTCAAATTCGGTCATGTGGCGTCGCGTCTTCCCCACCATCAGAGCGTGCTTGAGTGCTAAAGCTGGCAAGATCTCTCCGAAGTCGTCGGGTGTAGCTGCGTCAACCTCGTCGACATCGGCGAGTACGCCTTCGATGAAAAGCCGAATGATGATTCTCATGGTGTGAACAACCTCGCGTGAATACAGCCGAAGCCCTCGGGCACAGGCTCGCATCGAGGACAGTACGGAATCATTAGCTGCAGGCAGCGCCCCTGACCGGCGCAGGCGTCACCGAACTCCAGCGAGTGAATAGAAATGAAAGCGGCGCGCGTTTTCAGCCCGTCGCTGCACTGTGGACAGGTGCCGGTGAGTAGCGGCTCCAGAGCTGCGAGGAACTGAAGCGCACTCCATTGTCGAGGCGTCTGCATAGTTGTTCGCTCACCACGCCTGCGTTTGCGGCAGGTAGCGCATCAGGCGCGCAGTCTGTCGACGCAGCAGCAGCACTGCCTCGTGACCGTCTTGCTCGGCCGTCTCTTGCAGGATGGGCAGGCCGGAAGTAATCGAGGCGAAAACCTCTTCCCGCGTCGCAGGTCGTCCTTCGCAGTACCACTCTGTCGCTGAAGGCTCGCGCAGATTGAAGAGCGTGCCGCCTTTGCCATCGTCAAAGGTCGAGAAGTCAGAGAACCACAGCAGCGCGACGCCGGGATTGCGCTTGATGCCGATGCCAGCCACTTTCACAGTCGCCATCAGCTCGTCCTCACGACGTCTCATCTTCGGCATGCTAAGAAACGGGCACGCCATCGCAGAGTAACGCGCGCAGGCAGGATGACTCGGCGGCTCTGAGCTGACTCGATTCACTCCGCACATCGGACCAACAACGAAAGGGTTTCGATTGCTGCGCAGCTTACGACCGCAGACCCAGCAGAGATGCTCCTCGATTGCCTGATAGAACTTCCGGCGATCCATCACGCGAAACTCAGGTTCTCCGTTGATCCATTGCACGAACCAAGGCACGACGAATCCGCGCTTCTCGTCGACAGGCAAGTGCTGCATGTCTCTCGGTAATGCGACAGGACTCTTCATAGTCGTTGCACCGTGTCAGCATTCTGCCGCATAAACTCGCGCCACATCTGTCGACCATGTAGCTGATCGGCAATCTCTCCCAGCATTTCTTCCCAGCCAGGGCGCTGTAAGCACAGCACCGCTAGCCCGAGCAGCGTCGCCTGACGGTGCGTTTCTTTGAGGGAAACGCGCAGTCCACCAGTGTACGGTGTCATAACCTGTATCTCCCCTGTCAGAGTGGGTCGATGTTTTCCTCAAGCGCGCGATAGAGCCACGCGTCGATGTCAGCTCTGCTGCGAATATCGTGGACGTCGAGGCGCAGCTTGTCGACGCCGGGGCCTCGCCACACAGGTGACGTGATCCACTGCGTCAGGTAGCGGCGCATCAGAGTTATATCGTCTGCGGTCATCGGCTCGTTGCGCAGGTAGGCCATCACTGCTGTCGAGAGCAGGCCACCTGTTTCATATAGCCAATACTGCGGTGTCGGGGCCCCGGCTTCAACTATGCGCATTGTTTACTCCTCTCCTAGATACTCGCGAACGGCGACACGCTTGCCGTCGGCGTCGACGAGTGTGTCATCAGCAAAGCGCATCACCATGAAATGCATAGCAGGCTGAGCAGCGTTTGCCAGAAAAGCAACATAATCTTCGGCGACATGCTCGACCCAGAACGAGGCGAACTGTGTGTGAGTTTCGTCGAGAGAGACGCATACGATTGTGCGCTCAATAAGTTCGTTCGCCGAAAGAGCGCGCCCGATCTCGTTTGGGTCAGATTCTTCGATCCCGACCATGCGGTTACACCTCTCCGAGATATTCATGAACGAGGATGCGCTTGCCTTCGTCGTCGACGAGCGTGTCGTCAGGGCGGCGCATCACGATGAAATGGATGACAGGACGAGCAGCGCCAGCCTGAAAGACGATGTGATCTTTCGTGACTTGCTCGACCCAGAGCGTCATAAAGCTTGGACGATCCTCGCGCGCAACGCAAACGACTGTGCGCTCGATAAGTTCTCTCGGCGCGAGAGCGCGCCCGACCTCGTTCGGGTCCGATCTCTCGCCGTTCATGTTTGGACTCCATGAGCCTTGAGCACGTAGCCGAAACCGCCATTGCTGAGGCGTCTGCGGCCTCGCTCAAGGTGGTCAAGGAAGCTGTATAGGTCGCCAGAGAGTGAGAGCTGGTCGATAGGTCCGGTGTCCCACTCATAGGCGACGAGAACGCTCATATTGTCTGGATACTTGGGAGTGTGAATCAGACCGCCGCGACTGTCTGCTTCGAGGTTTATCGGGTCGGCGACCTGCATTCGTTGTAGATTGGCAGCCTCAAGGACGATCAGCCAGATCGTCTGTTTCAGTTCATCAATATTTATTTGAGCGAATAGCACCGAGAAGGGACCTCCGGCCCCTGTCGTACCGGTGAGAGCTGCGTGAGCGATTTACGGTTGTGGCCTGTTGTGTTGGGCGACTTCGTGCATGGCAAGCCATCGCCAGCGGTTGTTTTTCATTCCACGCGGAGGTCGATCACCGCAGTGGGGGCAGATGCAGGATGCTCCGACGTATCTACCGGCGCGTCTCACGAAGAAATAATTCAGCGAATCGCCGGGTGAACTCTCGCGAAGGGATGCCATGCTCTTCAGCATGGTGGCGGCAGAACTCTTTGACAGCCCCGACGGCAAGCGCATAAGTGACCGCTTGGATTGCTTCGGGGGAAGGAGCTGGGGGCGCGGCGGCTGTGCTTCCTGTGCTGCTGCTGCTCGTTTCATTGCTGGGGATAGTCCTTTCAATCGCAGTCATTTTCTTCATCATTGCTCTAGCAGCGCGACCAATTACCTTATGCTCGAACCGGCGATGCCGACCGAGATGCTTAGTGTCATTGAAGTCGTCCCGGCCACATTCAGGGCAGGCGAGGGGGTTAGACGCTGACGTGCTGACGTCCTTATGGCGGCGAGCGAGGTGGATGTTCTTTCCGCGCTCAGTCGTGAACCTGTCGGGACAATAAGAGCAGCTATATCGAAGTGAAACAGCCATGAGCGCTTATGGCTCCTTTCTGACACTCAGAGATATTAACCCCATCAACTTAATCTGTGGAGCACTTTTATAAAATAATGGCAGAATAAGACGCATGGGAAAACTTGCTGCTTTGTGCTGTTGGATGTTAAGGGGAGGCCGGTGACGCTTCTGGGTGCAGGTATCGAAAGATTGGCTTGCATGACGACTGCATGCGTATTTATTGACGATTGCACGCCTATGTTTCCGATACGCAACAGGAGCTGCGTCTGGACTTTGGGCTCAGCGAGGAAAGCTTTACCATATTATGTAGGGGAGGGGGAAGCGTGCTATGAGCAGAGAAGACGATGATGACTTCGTGCTGGTGAGAGAGCGGTCTAAGGACGAGGAGCGCTTCGCTTATATGAGACAGATGCTGGAGCGCTTCATAGAAGAGCAGCATGGCAACAGCGACCCTGAAGTTCAGGCGCTCGTCGCCAGGAGCAGGCAGAAGCTGATGGATGGCACGTTTGCTGTTCCGGCGCAGGTGCTCGCCGAAGGACTCCTAAAAAGTGAGAAGTTTATGCGCGACCTGTCAGCAGATGGCGCACTCGAAGAGACGATCTTCGACGCTGCGGCGCAGTACCCGCACAAGCGCATCCTGCCTGACGACGGCCTCGTTGCTGTCTACAGGACGATTACCGGCAACGGTCGTCTGCTGTACTGCAAATCGAGGTACGACTACGGTCCTACCGGGTCGTGGTGTTACCCGAGCCTGCGTGATGCGCTCGAAGCAATGGAAGAGTGGGAGAATCCTGCGCCTGACACGCGACCGCCTGACGGCTGGTTTCGCGAGCTTCATACAGGCTGGCGACGCAAGGACGGTGACCCAGAGCAGGAATATTTTCAACCGTAAAACAATGGCGACACTGATCAGAACTGACGGCAGCAAAATTGAAGTCTTCCCCCTCGACCCGAAGGAAGGCTTCACTCTGCGCGAAATCCATAGCTTCCTCGGCTGCGACTGCATCGACGTTGTAAAGCTGGCAGACGGTCGGCTGATGGTCTGCGACGACGACGCCCACTGTAAGACGCCAGAACCGCCAGTCAACGGTATCGCGTCAGCACTGTACGCGCAGGCAGGGGGTTATCCCGGCTGGTCGATTCTTGGCGACGTCATCGTCGCGACGAGGAAAGAGGTTCAATGATGCTGTCACGAGAGGAACGAGAGGAGCGCGAAATCACGCGCATGAACATAATCGCTAAGGCTGTTGCAGCTGCTGAGCGCGTCATCCTCGAAGAGACGGACGGGAGCAACGAGACGCTGCTCTGGCTGACGCTGGACATGGCGCGCGTCTACACGGAGAAGGGGCTGATGATGGCGACGGCCTCGCTGAATCGGAAAGAGTTGATGGGCGATGATTCTGTTTGACGAGAAGATTGTCGGCGCTTGGTTCGTGGTCCTTGCGGAAGACGTCGATTGGCTGGCAGGGTTGCGGGAGATCACGCCTGACTCTGACTACGAAATGACGTATCGATTCCGGTATTACAAAGACGAAAAGCCTTTTGACTCGACTGATGAAAAGAGCTGGTACGAACTGAAGGCGAAGGGCACGAGAGCTTACATGATCGCGTCCGTGCGCCTGATCGTTCAGGAACTGATTGCGCGCTCGAAGCTGCCCAAGCCGTACTCCTTTGAGCTGTTAAACGATGGCGACCTGCACGCGTTCATGCGCAAGTGGCAGGATGCGCCCTTTGTGTTCGCCAGGATGGAAGGGAAGGCGCGAACATGAAGCGCGGCGACTTCGTGCGCATCAGGCGCGCAGGCGATGAAGAGTGGACGAGGGCGGTGGTAGCAATCGTCTCTGAAAATGGCAAGTCAGTCGGCCTCACGCCAGAGGGATTCGTCCGTGCAGGCGACGGCTTGATGGGGGGCTTCATCCCGCTGCTGATTGAGCAAGGAACTGTCACCAACGCTGTGACAGGTGAGGTGTACGAACTGGAGCGCGAATAGAATGCAACATCCAGAATTGCTCGTCTGTGCTGTCGTCGCTTTCGCAGCAGGCGTCATCTGCAAACAATTCGCGAAGCGTCTGGAAGGTTCTCCTCGAATCAAGTGCCCGCACTGTGGCATGATCTCTTACCACCCGCAGGACATCGCACACCGCTACTGCGGAAACTGTCACAGGTTTCACGACGACATCGAGCGAGATCAAGCTGCCGGGTGACCGGCGAGCTGCCGGAAGCGTCGGCGTCCTTGGGGGAGGCACGCTGACGCTGCTGGCAGGCCAGAGGAGGGTTGAAAGCGATGAACTTTTTGCTCGGGTTTTTCGCAGGCGTCATCGTTTGTACTCTGCTGGTCGTGTTGTACTGTGCAGGCATGATGAAAGTGGTGGTGTCCGACGGAAGGAAGGAATAAATGGAAGCACTGAAAGCGGCGTGGGAAGTGCGCGCAGGCGTGATACCTGGGCAAGCGATGCCTGAGTACACCAAGCGCTTCATCTACACCTCGAAGGACGTCGAGACAGATGGCGAGCACTCGAAGGACGTGGCCTATCAGACGCTCTTCAACGCTCGACAATTCGAGGCGATGAGCTATCACTTGCAGATGTCAAACCCCAACCTTAACAACTGGGCCGAGCTGACCTTCATCTGGTACTGACATCTTGGTAGCCATGAGGCACCGCTTGTGGTGGGGCGTCAGAGGCTTCTGCGTCGCCTATACGCTCGTCGACCTGCTCCTGTGGGCGTTGCAACTTAACGGCATCGCGGTCAAGCCCAACGTGTTTGGCCATGTTGTGATTGGCGTTGCTGGATTCCTAAACGGCTGGTTCAAGCTGATCTTTATTAGACCCCGGCGACTTAGTGCGCAAGAAAGAAGGCTCAGGGCGCGTAAACGTCGACGCCGCCATTGTAGTTTGGAACGATGACCTCGCCGCCGTCGATCAGCGGAGGATCAAACTTATTGAACAGAAACGCCACACCCCATCGCTGCGAGTCCCATAGAACTTTCAAAGAGCCATCAGCTGCGAGGTGGATGGGATCGTAGACCAGCATGCGACCGGGGCCGACGACTGCGTTTGCGTTTCCGTAGGGAATTGTGCAGACGAGGATGGCGCTGTTAGGATCACCGCCGTTGCTCGACCCCGCGCAAAATCCGCCCGTCATTCCCCCCGGTGAGGTTCCTCTCGCATCAGCGCTCGCGAACTCGTGACTCTGCGCGACGTAAGTCATCGCGCCTGTGTCGCTCACCTTCCACTTGTGTAGTTGAGAGTTCTCGCCCCACAGGAAGAGCGTCCACGATTGCAGGAGCGGATCATACATCTGAACTGGCGTCATGTGGAGGTGAGCTGTCACGCCGCGAGGAAAGAAGTTCAGTGTCGCAGTGTTCGTCGGACAAGGATCGACGGGGCCGGGATTCATCGTCGCCCACACAGGCGGCGCAGCGAGCTTCGCGCAATTAGTTTTCGAGTGAGCCAGGTCTGCGAGAGTCGTGCCGCCCATCGCGTAAGCCTTGATCGGGTACGCGATACCGTCCTTCCCTGTAACGATGCAGACGCCTATCTGAAACAGACACGCAGGCCCTGCCGATCCCCAATCCTGATCAGCCCATGCGCCTTGTGCCATCTGCGGATAGACGAGCAGCAAGGGGCCGTCAGCGGTCATGCTGATGCGCGCACGAGCGTTGCGCAGTGACATCGACATGCCGCCACCGACAGGCTGCCGCAGCGCCTCAGAAGGCGCGTGTGCGCCTGCGAGCTTCGGACCGGGGGGTGCGACCTGACCGGCGCGCGAGAGGTCTGTCCAAGGCGTCCAGTGATCAGTGACTGTCAGACTCGCAGGCGTGCTCGGTGTCGGCGGGATATATGTCAGCTTGAGAAACGTCTCGCCGAGCTGAGTTACCCCGTCGAAGGCACCGTTGCCGGTCACGAGGAAGAGGTTCCCGTCCTTGTCAGCAGAAGGAGATGCGCCTGACATCCAGACGCCTGCGCCTTGGCCTGCGGTGAGCGCTGTCAGAGCTGTCAGGGTGTTGCTCTTGACGTCGAAGGCGAAGCAATAGCCTGCCGAGCCCCTCGACGTCTCTGAGACGGTCCCAGCGCACCCGAAGACGGTCCTGACGCCTGCGACGGTTGCCTCGACGAGCGAGGCGCGCTGCTTCCTCATCTGCGCATTGAAGTCGTCGCTCTGGCTCGTGCCTTGAATGAGAATCGGCGCGCCCACGATACTTCCATCGCCCACGTTCAGCACGTTCATGTAATAGCGTGCCGTCAGGGGGCTCCCAGAGCCGTCAGGAGAAGCCCAACAGACCTGATACAGCCTGCGAGTCGTCGCGTCGATTACGCCGGTCGAGAGACAGCCCCAGTGCTGATTGATACCATGCATGTCGATCATCGGCGAGCCGGTTACAGGAGCGCCGAGCGAGGTCGACCAGATACCTGTGCCGTCGTGCGCATCGACGCCTCGCACGACGTTCGCCATCGAAGGAAGCACCATGACGTCGCGCACGCCTCGCGGCGTCGAGACAGCAGGCAGGATCAGCGGCTGCGCTTCCATGCCTCGCGCGTCGCCTGTCACCGGGATGATGGTCCTGCGCGTGACGCCCTTCGAGGCGATGAGCGCCTGCGTGAGTAGCGTCTCGTGAGAGTTCCACCCGCTCTGCTGATTGTCAGCTGCGCGAGTGAGCCAGGGAACCATCTGCTGCGCTGACAGCGATCCTGTCAGCAGCATGACTGCGACGAGCGACTTGAGCCAGTTCATCTGAGGAACCTCCGACGAGCGACTTTTACAGGTAGGGTGCGTAAACGAGAGAGTTGCAGCCGTTGACGTTGCGCGGGACCGTCGCAGTGATGCAGCCCCACCAATCAGTCCACACGTCGGCAGAGTAACCTGCATTGCCGGTAAACTCGTGCAGCCTCGTGTCGCGCGGGTGCCGAGTCTGAACAGTGATGGTGTGCGCGTTGTAAGGATCGTTGTTGAACAGACAGATGCAGCCGGGTGCCTTCCCTCGACCGAGGCGCTCGTGCGCAAAGGTTTGATACTCCGCATGACGAGTGACGAAATCGCCTTGCGCGAGGTGCTGATGAATCCATAGCCCGTTGTTGATTCGTTCCTTCATCCCGTAGCAGTGCGCGTCGGTCGACCAGTCGCGGTAATAGACCATCGGCTCGCCAGGGAAAGTGAGCATGATGTCGTAGCCGAGCATCTTGTTAGAAATGATCTGCTCGCCGGGTGTCGTGTCTGTGTCGTGCGATTCGAGGAAGGTGACAGCCTTGAAAGGCTCAATCATATTGAGGCCAATGCGCGACAGCTCACCCATCCACACATTACCTGCGTTGTTACAGATGCGCCCGACGTTGAACTTAAACATGAAGTCGAGCGCAGACGCTCTGCGGTGCATCCAGTAGTTGACCCAACCTGCAAGCGCGAAGGGATTGCCGTCGAAGTATTCTCCGAAGAAAAACTTGTTATGGAGTCTCTGCGTATCCATCAGAGCGCGCAGAAAATCCGCGTGCAAGTCTTTCGCCTCGTCAATGCGGAAGCCGTCAAAGCCCATCTCATCTGCGAGCCAGATCGTCGCTGCAATTGCACCGTTCCACATATAGCGATTCGGTTGGTCATACGCGCAGAGATCACCGTCAGGGTAGCCGCCCTTGGGATCAGGCACCGAGTCAGGAGCGACGTTGCCCGGCCACCTGACTGCGCCCGGCGTCCACGCAAAGCAGGTTGGGTCTTTGGGGAACCGCGGTGTCGTGTACTGCTGTCGCGGATAGCCGCTCATCTGATGCAGAACCAAATCGCCGTAGACCTTCATGCCTTCATCGTGCAGCGCGCTCACAGCTGCGATGCCCATTGCGCCGTCGCCCCATGAAGTGCCGTCCAGTTCGTAGTCGTCCTTCTTGTCGTAGCCATTCGAGAATCTGCCAGCAGCCCCCCGCTGACTCGGTTGAAAGAGCGCAGCTGTGAAGCCTGCCTTCTTGTATTCCGGTGCAGCTCGCTCGATGCGCTGGTATGCGTAGAGGTCAGCAGACGTTGCCGGTAGCGGCCAGCCTGCTACCTTTGCCTTCTTCACTTCATCCCACAGAACGTAATTCAGATTGAGAATCGACATAACAATTGCTTCTCCTTTTTCGTTCTATCTCCGCATGATCAGGTAGCACACGAAAGCGCCAAGACAGAAGAACCACAGCCACGTATGCACTGGTTCTGGTATCAACATTCAGGTCTGCGCCTTCGCCTTGCGTAGTGCATTCCCACTCGTCACTGCGATGTAACCGCCTTCGAACTCGACGAGCACGCTGTTCATCTTTCCCCGCGCTAGCACGCGCAGCCTCTGATCCTTGCGGTCCATGCGGTGCCAGCGGTAGATATACGGAAATGCGCTCTCCGTGTGTGGTGCTCTCAGACATCCTGGCTCACTCGACAAGTGTGGTGCTCGCGGCGTAATTGGTTCGCGCGTAGTGCAATGGTGCTCTCATGGTCACTGGCTCACTCGCCGACCTTGGCGCTCTCTGGCTACTTGGCTCACTCGCATCGTTTGGTGCTCTCAGCCCCTCGTGGTTATTGAACGCCGACTTCGACAGGAGCACGTTTCGCTCGTCTCGCTGCTGCCGCTGGCTTCGGCATTTCAAATTCAGGGTCCAGCGCAGAATCATTCGCAGCCTTCCTGTCTTCTTCGAAGTCATCGCTGGGTGGCTTCGACGCTGCTCCGTTCGGCGGCATCAGTAGCGGAGCCGGGTCGACAGGTTGTTGGTTGGGGTTGTCGTCGAGAAGGCTCTGCTGCGCAGCCTCGTACCGAATGAAGATTGACTTCTCGAAGTAGTCATCTGCAAACTTCAGAAATTTCCCAGTGCCGGGAACGTATGTGCTGAAGTTGAGCGCTATCGGCGGATACTCCTCGTCGGTTTCGCGCTCGATTCTGAAGCTGCACAGGCGCACCGAGTGCAGAGTCATGATCTCTTTCTCGCCTTCCGGCAACGCGAAGACGTGCAGGATCATCGGGTCAAGCTCTGTCGTGCAGTTGATAGACTTCACTTTGTATTCCGGCTTGGCGATGATTGCGAAAGGCTCACCAACCCACGATGGCATCCCGACAAGCTGATCACCCGACAGCGGCAGGCTCATCGACAGCTTCAGTCGCTTCTCGCCTGCTGCGTTGCATAGCACCGTCGCCCCAGTGATCAGTGTCTCGCGGCGATAACCTCGAAAGAACGTTTCTTCAGCACGCATGAATCTTTTTCCTTTCTGCTCCAGTCGTTGCTAATTCGTTGATCGTGTGCGGCTCCGCATGAAGCTGCAAGATGACCTCTGCCTCGCGTTCCGTCAGGACGATACGCGCCGTCGACCCGTCAGCGTAGCGCTTTCGGATCATCAGCAGACAATCTGGACTGTCTGTATAGCGCACCCACTCCAGTTCCAAGCGCGTGTTGCTCGATGCGCGCACGTAGTTCAGCCGGTCCTTCCGCGCGAGTGACTCTAGACACTTGTTGACATACAGGTCGTAAAGGAAGGCGATGATCCTTGTGATCGCGCTCTCCTGCTCCGGTGCTATCTTGGTCGCTGGCTCACTCTGCATTGGTGGTGCTCTCCTTTTTTCTTTGGCTCGCTCACTCCCAACTGGTGCTCTCCGAATCATTGGCTCGCTCTATTCTTGGTGCTCGCAGGAGTTCTGGCTGCGCTCGTGTTTTGTGGTGCTCTCCCGCGTGATGGCTCACTCGTCGTTCCGGGTGCTCTCAACCTACTTGGTTCGCTCACGGTTTGTGGTGCTCTCCGTCATGCGTGGCTCACTCAGCAATCTGGGTACTCTCGACGGCTTTGGTTGCCTGACTCTCCAGTAGCTCGCGCTCATAACGTGCAAGCGCAGCCGGCATGCCTTCGATCAAATGGCAGTTAGGCGGTGCAAGAAAATGTACGTGGCTCTTGAGATGACTGAAAGCATACGGAAACGGCGGCATCATGTCGAAGCGCGAGAAGAACGCAGCCGCGTGGTAATGCGCGAGGAAGAGCTTCACCGCATAGCGTCGTGCTCGTGCGTGTATCTGCGCTGGCGGCAGCTTGCCTTCTTTGTAGTATTTATGCGCGTCCGTCGTCTTCTTTACGCGCTCCAGCCCGACCTTCGCCTGCGCTGCGAAGAGCTGCGCCTCGTTGCGTTCCTGCTCCAGCTTCTTCCGCTCGACATATACCTTCCCGTAGATGTCGTTCTGATTCGCCTGAACCTTGACGAACGACTCGCCCAGCTTGAATGCGACGAGCGACTTCAACGATGCGTTGTATGGCCGCTTCTCGCCCTTGTTCCACTTCTTCGTCGGGTCCAGACCGGCGAAGCTCCAGATGTGGCCGACCGTGGGGCATCCGGCAATGTCGATGTGCGCGAGCAGTCCTGCACTGATGACAGGACCGATACCGCAGATGCTTTTCGCCCACACGCCGACAGGATTGCCGTCCGTCCACTTGTCGAGCGCGCGCTTGATCTGGTGCTCAAGCCCTTCATTCTGAGCCGCGAGCCATTCAATCACCTGATGCGGCTCGTCGCCCTTAATGAGCGTGCGCACCTGATGATCAGCAGCGATGCGATTCTCCTGAAGCATGTAGTAAGCATCGACGAGGTAACGCGCCTCGCGGACGGTGAGGGTGATGGAGGCGTTCGCAAGGTCTTTCGTAAGACGTTGCAGCGGCTCTAAAACAAGATCAGTCATGGTGTTGCGCTCCTTTGTGTAACTGGTATCGTTCTGTGCTCTGGGTGCTCTCGAATTGCTTGACTCGCTCGGCGTCAATGGCGCCCTCTACTACATTGGCTCGCTCTGGAGCGCTGGTGCTCGCGTTCATTGTGGCTGCGCTCTTTCTTCCTGGCGCTCTCTACTGTGTTGGCTCGCTCACTCCTGTTGGCACTCTCGCCATATCCGGGCTCGCTCCTTACCATTGGTGCCCTCGCGCTGTTTGGCTGCGCTCTCTTTTTCTGGTGCTCTCAGGCATCTTGGCTCACTCAGCAATCTTGGTGCTCTCCTTTCTCATGGCTGCGCTCCGCATGATTGGTACTCGCAAGTGAAGTGGCTGACGCTCTGGGTTGTTGGTGCTCTCACGTCTCGTGGCTCGCTCTCCGTTATTGGTGCTCGCATGTCATCCGGCTGTGCGCTCGACTTATCTGGTGCTCGCGCATGTTATGGCTCGCTCTCATTTGCTGGTGCTCTCTCGCTGTGCTTGGCTCGCTCACTGTCTCGTGGTGCTATTGGGTTACATGGCTCGCTCAGTTCTTCTGGTGCTCGCTAGGAAGATGGCTAGAAGAAATCCATCTCCTGCGTCGTCGCGACAGGCGCAGGCGGTTTCTTCGCTCCCTCAACTGACGGTTTATGAAATCTGTTTTTGATGCCCATCGAGCCAGCTCGCAGGCGCTTCGTGACGTTGTTCGCACTCACTCGCGACATATTTGTTTCGAGGAACTTCATCAGGTCGATGAAATCCTGCGGCAGCATCGAGTCCTTCATTTTGTTGCAGTCGCTACAGCTCACCACAAGGTTGTCGAGGCCGAAGCTTCCGCCGAGTGCGATCGGTACATAGTGATCCGGCTCGAAGCTCAACACATCGACAGGCCGAGGGCAGTAGTGACATGACACGATGCCGAGGCCGACCTTCTCCATTGCCCACTGGCGAAACTGGTGCAGGCTGAACGGCAGCTCGCACCCTGGCGTGCGCACCATGCCTGCGCGCTTGCCTGACTTCCAGTAACGAGGCTTCAGCCGCGCCGCCATCGAGCGACGCTTCTGCGCGGTGACCTCATTGAATGCCTTCGTCGTGATCATCGCGTTCCATCGTCGAGCGGTTCTGGCTCGGGAGGATTTCTTGCAAGCACAATCTCTTTCGTCGTCTGCGCCACTGCTGATACGTAACGCGATTGAGCAAGCAGCGTGCGGTCATGCTGCGCTCGCTGTGTCGCCTCTAGATTGTCGACGTCGACAGAGCAGTTCAGGGTGTGGCGTGTAACCATCGACCGCATGAATTGCCAGAACAGGCGCTCGTTGTGCGCTGCTGCCTCTGGGTCTGTCAACACGCGCAGTGAGTTATCACTCGGCAGCTTCACAGTGAAGCCTGTCTTCTCCTGAATCAATGCTTGCAGGCCCATGCACGCGAATCGAAACTCATCACTTCCCGGCGTCTTTCCAGTTATATCCTTCAGCGTCTCAGCGTCGAGCACGTCGCCCTTTTGTAGTAACTCCCAGTCGAGTGGATACCGTGATTGCATTTCCCATCTCCGTTTGTTTAGTTGTGACCGCGTTCCGGAAAACGCGGCCCCCTGCCACACCACACCAGGCCATTCCACACCCAGCCGGGCCACGCCTTACACTGCCATACCGGGCCTCATCGGGCCTCACCCCGCCGTGCCGCACCTCGTTCCCACCAAGCCATGAACGAGAAGTTCGAGGAAATCGTTTCTTAAACTTTCCGCGCTTCTGAGAGCGCGGGTCCCTGCCTTGCCCCGCCTAGTCGTGCCGATCCCCGCCTAGCCCCGCCACGCCAAGCCGTGTCCCGCCGCGTGTGAGACTGACTTACTAAACTTCCGCGCTCCTGGGAACGCGGTTCCGAACCAAACCATGCCAAACCGGATCCTGCCATACCCCGCCCAGCCGCGCCATCGCCACCGCCTTACCAAGCCACGCTCACACCTTGCCCTGATGCAACCGTCTATTCTGTTTAGGCCGCCTGCGCCTCTCCTGCGACATTCTCCACAGAGAACCGGCCATACTTCGGGCGATAGTCTCCGAGCCCTCCGATCTGACCACCGAGGATGAGCGTCTCATCTACTTCGCGGGGATTAAGCAACTGCGGAAGATACTGAATCCGAAGGGGGAGCTTCCACGAACGAAAGATAGCGCGTGTCCGCATCACACGAGAGTTCCCAACGCGCACTCCTTCGATGAGGCGATAACCCGGTTTTGCGAATATCTCGGGAATGCTCAGCGAACTAGCCAGCTGCAACGGGAAGTCGCCCTCGATTAAAATTCCTGCGGTGAACGCCTGCTTCCGGCGTGACTTGGCTCCGGCGAACGCTAGCAACGCCGCCACGTTTTCCCCCGGAATACAGAGTTGGCCGAAGCACGCGACCGTTACCTTGTAGCCCTGAATCTTGACCGTGAGGTCATCGGTGGTGTAGATCGAACCCAGCCACTCAATGTTCGACATCAGCTCGTAATCGTCATCTGTTTTTTTCCGCTTTGACGTGACCTCTTTCATCATCTTTGCAATAGGATCCAGCGGATTCGCCAACCGTCCGTTGTGCATCAGTAGCGGAGAAACGCCAACAAGAGTGCGCGTTAGTGTTTTGTACATTGGGAAGCTCTCTCTTTCGCCGTGAGATCGTTCGTTAGTGTTGTGCTCGCGCCTCTGAGGACGCGAGCCCTCGCCTTGCCCCGCCGTGCCCAGTCACGCCATACCGGGCCCAGGCTGGCCCTACCGCGACATGATCATTTCTTCAGTGAGTCCAAAATCAGCGTGATGCGCGCCAGCATGACGTTCATCGCGTCCATGAACTGCTCGGTGCGTTCGTTACCTGCCAGCGTGCCTGTGATGACGCTGTTCAGTTTGCCTGTGACGTCGTTCATGTCGACCAGAGCGCCGTCGAAGGTTGCGTGAAGGGTGCGGAGGTCGTCTTCAATGGCCTCAAAGCGTGCGAGGATAATGTCGTCAGTCATGGGTGTTCTCTCTCGATTCCTTCGGTGTGCGATACTTCGCGAAATGCTCGTTCGACTCGCGAAGCCAGTCGCGCAGCGCTGTCGACCCTTCGGCGTCTGGAAGCTCAGCGACAACGTTGAACTGCTCCAACAGAACGCACGACGCGCCAGCTTTGAACGCAGTCTCTGTATCGTCAATCTGCGCCTGAGTCGCTCGCGCGTCGAGCGTCATCAGAGCGAAGTGCAGCCACATCTCGTGTAACGTCTTCGGTCTCATCACATCAAATCCCTTCGCTCACGCTCTGGCAGTAAGAGCAACGCGTTGGTTGTGTTCTGCGACGCAACTGAACGCTTCGCGGTCGTCTTCTTATCCGGTCTGGGAACGCTTCGCAGCTCGACCGAGGAGTTGTCAGCAGACTCTGAAATCTGGAAGTAAACCGGAGACGCTGCGCCTTCTTTACTTTCAAACTCCGCGCGGCGGATGTACTCCGCTCTGTCCTCGCTCTCTGGGTTACTGATACTGATGCCGATTCCCCACTCCATCCATCCGTGAATCGCGCTCGCTCCGCGGAGGCCCTTAAAGATGTCGCCTTCGTCGACCTTGGCGATGTGATGAACGAGCGCGACTGCACAGCGAAGCTCAGTCTGAATGCGCGTAACCTTCGCTAGCACGCGTGCCACTTCAGTGTTGTCGTTTTCTTCAGCGTCGTGAATTGTGCGGAAGACGTCGAGCACGACGAGTTGCGCGTTGAAGCGTCCCAGTTGCTCGATGAGCAAGTCCATCTGCTGATCGTTGGTGACCTTGAAGTCGGCTGTGTGGCGTCGCGTGTTGAGCAGGCACCAACCTTCAAGCTGTTGATATTCCGGTCGACCGCAGATGAGCTTTTTGATTCGGCGTTGCGTTAGACCCGGTTCATCTTCGCGGCTGACAACTGCCGTCCGTACACGAGTCGAGATCGCATGTCCCATCCAGGGAGCACCACAGCTCGCGGCAATCGCGATGTCTAACGCAGTGAAACTCTTTGAAGCCTTGGGATGGCCGCCGATGATTCCGTTGCCTGCTCTGGGGATGACGCCAGTCACGAGCCAGTCGACTGTTTTGTCGGCCTCAGCCGCGAACTCTACAGCGTCCTGAAACATACTGAACGCGCGCTGCTCAACCAGTGGACGCCATGCCCTCGCGCGCCCTATCTGCTCTTCAAGTTCTACTGTTGTGTGGGTGAGAAGCCAGTCGGAGACGTCGCCCTTTTCCGGTAGTCCCGGCAGCGTGACGATCTTCACCTGATACGCATACGGGTAAATGCTTGCCGCAACAGTCTGCGACCAGACTGTGCCTGACTCGTCATTGTCGACGAACACGATAACCAGCTTGCCTGCGAAAAACGGATTGTAGTGTGGTAGCCACTTTGCCTTTTCTCCTGTTCGCCATGCGCCGTCGAAGTTGCAGGTTGTCGCGGCACGAAGAGTGCTGCGCTGTGTCCAGAGTCCGCAGTGAGCGACGTTCTCGCAGTCCTTCTCACCCTCGCAGACAATGGCAACATTCGCCGTGATGAGCAACGGTAGGTTGTAGAGCACGCGCTTTGTGGGTGGCTCATCAGGTGCGTCGATGCCGCTGACCCAGTTACCCGAATCAGTTGGCCGATATACGCGGAACGTCTTTGGCTCGCCTTCAGGCTGATAGCGGCGTTTCTGATAGAGCACTACCCAGTCGCTGTCACGGTAGTCGTAAGCGGCAATGACAGGGCCCAGTTTTGCATAGCTGCCGAAGGACGCGCGTGCTCCAGTGATCTCCGCGACCTTCGCTTCCGCCTCCGCCAGCGTGCAGCCAGAGCGCCTCGCCTCAAGCTGGAAGATGTTTCCACCAGCGCCGCAGCCGTTGCAGTGCGCGCCTCCAGCTCCATCAAGGAACAACGTCATCGAGGGCGTGCGGTCGTCATGGAAGGGACACTTCACCGAAAGCTTATTGCGCGTTCCGATCCGCTGACCCGGCAACAGGTGCTCGAAGTATGCGCGAATCTGTTCGAAGCTCAGCGTCATTCGTTCCACCACTTTTCCATCTGGTCATAGCTCTTGAACAAGTTGCGTTCCCAATCGAGGTATCGTTTACCGTGAGTTCTCGGATCACGGCCCGCGTGCCAGTCGGAAGCAACGAGCGCGTCGATAGAGACACACATCAGCTGGGCGGCTTTGTCGTAGTCGCCACCAGCCTTCTGTGCGCACTCTCTCAGGCGAAGCAGACCCTTATCGCGTCGCGACTCGGAGAACTCGTAAATGTTGCTGTTGCGGCCAGTCTGTTCGAGGTAGTGATTCCAGACCTTAGCTAGCGCTTCAGACTCCGCACGAGCCTTCGCCTGCTCGGGAGTCAGGAAGTCGTCACCGAACAGAGTCAGATCCCCCGTCAACTCTCCGTTGGTTGTATTGGATTGTTTTGTATTGTTTGTATTGTCTTTCCTATTATGCTGTGGGAGTTTTCCGGTGGACCCCCCACAGTTTTCCGGTGGACCCCCCACAGTTTTCCGGTGGACCCCCTCTACTTTTCCGATGGGTGGCCCCTCTACTTTTCCGGTGGACCCCTCCAGTTTTCCGGTGGGGTCTACTACAGCTTCAGACTCTTCCTCGTGGGTACCGCTCCTGCCCCATTTTTTCGAGTTAAGAACTGCGTACCCATTTGCAATTCCGGCACCATGTTGAATCGCCCGGATATAACCACCTTTCAAAAGCTGACTAAGCTGATCACGGACGCCGTTGATCGACATTTGTAGGTCTCCGGCGACTGCGCTCATCGTGACCGGGCGACCACCGAATACCAAGCCGTCCATGCTTTCACCGTCCACTGCTTCCACCTCTTTCGTCGTCTTGTCGATCAGCCACAGAAATACCCATATCGCTGCCCCGATCCGCTTACGATGAGCGAAGATCCCATTGCTGATTGGGATTCTGTAAGTTGTCATTCAGCACGACCACGCTCCAGGGCAACTAGCGCGCGAATCAGTCTCGGCAAATCGCCTTGCCGCAGATAGATGCGGGCGTCCTCAAGTTCTCCGACGCCAGCAGCCTGTCTAATAACCGGATGACCGAAGCCGCTGCGATACACCACGACTTCACACGGAGGCTCGGAGATCACCTGTCGCAGATCTGGCGCGGGGTAACCGGGAGCCTGTCGAATCCTCGTGCCGCCGTGTGTCTCGATGTCATGACAACGGCGACACAGCACTTCTAAATCACTCAGGTCTTCACGCCAGAGGTTGTATCGCTTGTGATGAACGTGTAAGTCCTGGTCATAAATCTCCCGCGCAAGGTCGCGCGGAATCCCGCAGCGAAAGCACTCAGGACAGTCAGTAATCGCCTCACGTCGAAGTCGTTTCCAGTGCTCGGATTGAAGATATTCCGCGTACTCTGTTTTCGTCATACGCTCGTTGTCGCGAGACTTGTCTGCGCGTCCAGTTCTGTTGCCGTGATGCCGCCTGTTTTCGACAGCGTGTAAAAGGCCGTACCCTCTGCTTCGAACACAGGAGCGATGCCGGTCGACGTTACGATGGCTTGGTCGAGGTCAGACTCCAGCAGCGCCTGCGCCAAGTTCCACTTGTCATACTTGTCGAGGATGTCAGCTGCGTCGGCGATGAGAAACCGCAGGCCGGTCCACTGCGCGATTGCAACCGCGAAGGCGATGCCAAGCCGGTAACTCTCACTTTCGCTCAGCTGATTCGGTGTCAGGCTGATGTGCGGGGTATCGGCCTCAGTGATGCGCAGACTGTAGGGCTCGATAGTGAATGAAAGTGAATAACCCCACCATTGCAGGACAGCGTTCACGCGCTCTGTAAAGAGGCTCAGGCGCTCTGCGATGAGCTTCGCCTTGATACCGCTGGGGCCGAAGTAGTCGAGCAGTTTCTCCAGCTCGGACAACCTGGCTTCGGCCTTCTGGCGCTCTGCCATCTGCGACTTGTAGAGCTTGACAGCTTCCTCGGCCTCGACCATCTTCACCAGCACATCGAGGCCGCGAATGATGCGCTGCTTCAAGGCTTCGAGTTCTGTCTGCAACTGCTCAGCCGTCTCAGTGAAGTCGAGCGGCTCGCGCTCTCTCACAGCGAAGAGTGTGGCGTGACGTTCCCGCAGCTGCTCCAGCGTCTCGCGCAGTTCCTCGCGACGTCGTACCTCGTTCTTGTGGGCCGCGAGCTGGGCCGCTGCTTCTTCGCTGTCGCTGGTGTCTTTCAGTTCCTTCTCTAAGCGCTTGATGGTGGCGTGAACGTCGTTCAGCCTGCTCATGTACGGAGCGAACATAGCCTTGCGCGAGGCTTCTGTCAGCGTGGCCTTGCAGGTAGGGCAGACGCCTGTTTCGTCGTCCTTGCTGAGCTTCTCCACGTCCTGCTCAGCCGACGTCAGGGCGAGGCGCTCAGCAGCTAACAACGCGCGGACCTCTGCGTGACGAACCCCCAGCCGGGCAGCTGCTTCGAGCTTCTCGACTGCTTTCGCCGACAGGAGCGGGGGAAGCTCGGTAAGCACCTTCGTGCGCGCGTCGATGTCTCGCTCGTACATCAGTTTCTGGTCAGCGGTCATCCGGTCAGCAGTCTCGCGCGTCGACAGCGCGAGCAGCTTCCGGTTCGCTTCGGTCTGCTGCGCCTGCAAGTCGCCAAGCTTCGCCTTGACTGCATCACGACTGCCTGTGACCTCATCGGGCTCGACAATCGCCTTCAGGTCGCGCAGCTTGCGATTAACCTCAGTCCGCGCGAAGCTGATGGCCTTATGCGTCGCCTCGATGGTGGCGAAGAGTGTCGGGCGCTCGACCACCGACAGGCGGTTTGCACCGAGCCAGTCGGATACTTCCTGACTTAGCTCCAGCTTCGCAGGCAGCAGAACGCGCGCTAGTAGTGACGCCTGATCTTTCTCGTCCATGCGAATGAAGCGCCATGCGTTCAGGGCGGCATTGATCACGTCAGGCGGCGCAATCTTCTCTGCGAGCCAATCCTGCGCCTGCTTGCCGAGGATGGTCGTGCCGGGAAGCTCGACCTTGAACGTGCGACCGACTGTGCGGTCGAGCGTCAGCGTGACCGTGAACGCAGGACACTCCAGCACGATCGTGGCTGTCTGCGCACCTTCTTCGATGAGCTGCTCCCAGCCTCTGCCGCCTTCATCAGTCAGCGAGCAGCGGCCACTGAGAGCCATCTCGATTGCCTGCGCGACGCTCGACTTCCCACTCTTGTTCAGGCCGCGAAGGAAGTTCACGCGCTCGAATTGCAGCACAGTATGGCGGTGGCTGCGGAAATGTTTCAACTTTGCTTTGCTCACTTTCATCGGGCAGCATGTCTCCTTGCTGGTCTGTGTGGCGGTGGCGGCGCTACGACTGCGCCTTGATTGATTAGGTCGCGAAGGATGACGACGAATGTGTCGATGGTCGGGCACTCGCGCGCGAGCGAAAGAACTTCCTCGAGGGCCTTGCGGCGCGTCGACACGCGAATCACTTCGCCGTAGCGCAGGGCCGAAGCGTAGAAGTCGTCAATCTCGCGCTCAATCGTTGCTGTGTTTGTGGTTGTCATCGGGTTCACTCATGTTTTCTGGTGCTCTCATCCTCGGTGGTTCACTCTCCGTTGTTGGTGCTCTCGCCGGACATGGTTCGCTCATTACCCATGGTGCTCTCGCGGATTGTGGCTCACTCGCCTTCATTGGTGCTCTCGGCGGGTTATGGATAACTTTCACTCGCTGGCGCGTTACTCCTCGTCAGGATGCTCTGGGTTTATGCGGCTGATCTTGAATGCGGTGACAGGTTTCACTAGCTCAATGTCGCGCAGCGCCTGATCCAGCAGCACGCGCTTCTTCGCGCTGCGCAGGCTACCGAGTGACGTCTTCGACACCATCAGCTTGTCGGTCAAGTCTTCGCCTGACTCGTCTGCGTGCTGCTCGATGACCTTCAGCGTCGGCATCAGCGGCAGCGTGCGCTTTTCGCCGGCCACGAAACGCGCTTCATACTGCTTGCCATTCCCATCGGCAACCGTAATTGCTCTGAAGCGCGTCGCCTGCCTGAGAATCGCAGTGCTCGATGCGAGTGCTGCGCGGGTGTAAATGACGTACCGCAGGCGCTCTTCATCGGTCATCGTCGCGTAGGGATTCCAGTCGTTCACCTGACAGCGAGCTGTGCGCAGCAGTGGGCAATATTCGCAAGTCTTTCCGGGGATAGCCTGCGCCAGTCCTTCGATGTTGTGCAGTTCCTTCTGTCTGACTCGCGCATCGCGAAGCGTGCGCTCCAGCATCGGCACCTGTTCGCGCGTCCATATAACCTCGCGCGTGCGACCGTAGCGCAGGAAGACGAGCACGAAGCGAACTGTCTTCAAATTGGGGTTGTGACGGAAGAGCAGAAGGGGATAGAGCTTCGATTGAAACGTGTCAGGGTCAATCATTTCGAAGTAGTTTTTATAGTCCAAGATCGTCGCGTTTTCCGGCGACTCCATCGTCACGAGGTCAGGCGTGCCAGCTGCATCCTCGTCATAGAACCGCATCTCCGTCGTCAGGATCGTCTGCGGGTTGAACTTCATCGAACCGATGAAGCCTGAAAGAATCTCCTGCGCCTCAATGGTGAAATAAGGCAGCAGCGTCATGAAGTAATCCCAGTCTTCGCTGAGATCAGAGGCGCGCAGATGTGCAGTGTAGACCGACATCGCGTGGTGGCACTCCTGGCCGAGTACGGAGAACTCATTCGGCGGCGATTGAATGCCGTGAATGTATTGCGCCTGATACGACGCCGGACACGCCATCGCCTCGTACATCGATTGCGAAAGTGGCGGCGGCTCTGTCGGCGTCGTAACAGCGAGATGAAGAGACGGTCCAGGCATACGTGTTTTAACCTTCGGTTGGAATCGGGTACGGTTCGGGCAGGTGCTGCAACACCTCTTCAGCGGCAAGCCAGATGGTGAGCGTTTCCTTCTCGTCGTCGAGTGGTTCGCCTGCGAGTTGCCACACGCGATAGGCAGTGAGTTGTATCTCGTTTAAGGCAGGCGTGCGGAGAACGGGGCCGGGAGCACAGATCGGGTCTAACCCGACCAGCTCGCGCGCGATGCGAAGGTGTTTCGCTATTGGTCTCGCTATTGGCGACTGTACTTCAGCAATCTCATCTTCGGGAAAGGGCATGGTCGTGTGACTCCTCAGAAATCCTGTGGGCCGCCAAGTTTGCCTTGTGCGGACGTCTTTGGTGATGTGCGCTTTTCAGCAGGGGGGAGAATTTCTGACTTGGGTGCAGATGCGTCAGCAGTCGCTGTAGTCTGCGCTTGTGGCGCGGCTGCTTGCTTGTTCTCGCTGGCACTCGCAGTAGCGGCCTTGGGCGCAGAAGCCTTCGCTGCCAGTTCAGACATCGCAGCCACGAGCTTGCTGATGTCGGTCAAATTGCGCCCAATTTCGCTGCTGAGCTTCGCCTCGTTCCAGTGCAGTTTCTTCGCCAGCTCGCGTAACTGAGGCAGCTGCGGAACCTCTTCCTCGGTCGGGAGTGTCGTCGAAATCCTGAAGTCATCCCAGACCGCCGTGCCTTCGCGCATCGCCGTGAACATCGAGCGCAGCGTCGTGATCTGGTCAGGCGTCGTTTCCTTGAGCGGGTGCTGAAGGTAGTCCTCCAGCATCGCCACGCTGACGCCAATCGACAGGAAGGCGTCTGCGAGCTTCGCACGCACGGCTTCGGGATGTTTCGCCGCTTCCTCTTTCGTCGACTGTGCTGCGGCTTCGAGCACCTCGTCAATCAGGTGCGCTGGGATGACTTTCAGAATGCAGTTACGCTCGCCAATCGAGGCGTACTTGTTCGACAGCTCGCGCAGGTCACGCTCATCAGGCTCGACCCACTCGACGATCTTCTCGCGCTGATTGTTCTTGGTGACCCAGCGGTTACGCTGAATCAGCTTTTTGAAAGTAGCCTCAGCCACGCAGCGCATGTTGCTTTGCATGTCCCATGCGTAGCTGCGAATCTGGCGCTCGTTGTCCGTCTCGCGAACAATCTCTGTGCCGTAGACGAGGTTGCCCCAGACACGAGCAGCCTCGCGCGCAATGTACGTCGACGGGCCGCTGACGATGTTCTCGACCCATTCTTTCGTGACCGGATCCTGCTTCTTCCCTCGAGGGAAGCTATAGGTCGCCTTCTCTGCCAACCTGGGCGACGCCTTGACTGCGGTGAGCAGTTCCTGACGCGCCTGCGATTCGCTGCGGCGGAAGCGCTGCGACACCATGATTGCGGCCTGCGTCTCAGCCTGCACGCGCGCTGTGCTGCTCGCGATGTTTGCCTCGCCGGGAATCTGAAGCGCGAGGTTGTTGCCGTTCTCTGTCGTCGTAGCGGTGTCACTGGGCATTGTCGACCAGCTTCCTGCGCAGGCTGCGCCGCGTCGGGTTGCGAGTGCAGGTTGGGATATGCGTCTTCATGGCTCGCACGCCGTAAGGAAGGCCGCAGAACTTGCACGGTGAGAATATCTGCCGCGACGCGCGCTCTTGCCACGAGCGACGACCAAGCTCTGAAGCAAGTGCCGAGGTGGATACGGTCGACAGGTCGACGGCAGCAGTGGTGGTCACAGATGCTTCAGCTTGTTCCATAGTCTCCATCTAAGTTGCTCCTTTGTTCCGTATGTTTCTATCGTCCCTAAATGTGTCAGGATGTCTCGTCTGTCTATTGCGTCTATTGCGTTTCGCTCAATGTTTATGCGCCTTGCGAGCTAACTGCGCTTTGCGAAAGTCTCGACACCGTAACACCACAGAGCGATGCGTGCAACAGTGGAAAAACTGATAAGTCGCAGCATCGGGTTAAAGCGTTGTATAGTCGCAGCTAACAGAGCAGTTGCATACCGCGCAGCGTGAGATTCCCACAGGCTGCATTCATCGGCGAGACGGGTGACGATGCAACGGGAAACCTCTCTTCACACGAAAAGCAGGTCGAAACGATGGCGAAACGCGCCGTACTGTGCGACATGAACGACGTCGAGATCGCGCATGTCTCTTATTCCGAAATGGATAACTACATCACGCGCGGCATCGTCGAGCGCCTGACGCCGGTCCGCTCAAAGACGCATCGCTTCCGTCTACTGCTCGAATCGACGCCTGCGCCTGAAGGAAGCCAGCACATCAGTCCCTGCACCCTGTCGGCGAACTGCAGCCGGGACAACGCAGGCGAGTCAGGCATACATCACGCATTCTGGGCACGTCGCAAAGTGCGCGCATGGCCGAACGTCGGAATGCTGAAGGTGGGCGACCACTGCCCCCTTATGCTGCGCAGGCGGCGCGTGTAAGAGGAAACAGCGAGGTCCAACAATGTCCGAACTGATCACGGACGCAGAAATACCGATTTCTAATTCAACATGGTCATTCGACACGCTGCGGGTGTATCTGTTGCGCCATATTCTGGCTCTTCAGCACACGTCAGACGCTGGCGTTCTGTTAGTCCGAGAGCTGATGGCGCACAATGACCAGCGATATATGGTCATGTTTCAGAACGCGGAGTTGACGCAAGCGAGTTTGCGGGAAGTGATCCACCTCAAAGACGACAAATATGAGTCGCAGTTCAAGTCGTTGGAAGAGACTTCGCGTGCCCAGCTTGCCGCTCTAAAAGAAAATACTGCCATCGCGTTTACGGCCAGTGAGAGAGCGATTGAAAAAGCTGCGTTGGCGGCAGAGAAGCGCTTCGAGTCAGTGAATGAATTTCGCAAGAGTCTGACCGATCAGACAGCAACGTTCATGCCCCGCCCTCAAATTGAAGCTCTCGTTCAAAACGTAAACGACAAGATCGACGCACAGCGAAGAGATCAGTCCACCTATGTGACGCGGATCGAGGTGGAACAGCAGTTCAAGTCCATGACCCAACAGCTTACCGTGATGCAGGCGTGGCAGGATCGCAACGATGGCCGCTCTACTGGAGTAGAGCGCACTGTGGACACGACAAAAGTCAACTGGCACCTGATGCTCGCAACAGTCGCCGTCATCATTTCTGTCGTGTCGGCGCTTGTAACGGTGATCTTAGCCATGAAGCCACCGAGTCATTGAGAAGGCCAAGCTGAATGTATCTTGACGACGCAGTGGAACAGGTCAGCATCTGGGAAGGTCGAGTTCACTGGATGTATCTCGACACGCGCGGCAACGTCACAGCAGGCGTCGGGCAGATGTTGCCGAACATCATGAGCGCGGTCAAGTTGCCGTTTCGTCGACCCAATGCTGAACTCGCAGAGACAGATGAGATCATCGCTGACTTCGGCATCGTGAAAGCGTTGAAGCCGGGAATGATCGCAGCTGCGTATCGACGCAGTGCATCGCTGCTGCTCGACGATGCGACCATCAACATCACGCTGCGCGCGACTCTCGCAGAGTCTGCTGTCGAGCTGGCGAACCTGTTCCCGATGTTCTACACCTATCCCCTGGCGGCGAAAGTCGGGCTGCTCGATATGCACTTCAATCTCGGCGCGACCAAGCTCGGTCACGAGTACACCGGCTTTTGTAAGGCTGTGAATCTTCAGCGCTGGTCTATCGCTGCGCAGCAGTGTCATCGCAAGGGCATCAGCGACGCAAGGAACGACTGGGCGAGAAAGCAGTTCAGTCAATGCGTTGCGACGTAATAGTGCAGTAACGCAGGCAGGCCGTCGCGTACCTCGTCGCCCCTGCGGAACAGTCGGGTGCAGGAACCTGACAGAGACAGCTCGCTGTGACGCCTGCGAACGGAAGCGTCATCAGGTGCTCGACGCCTCGCGTGAGACATCGACAGCACGCGGCTACGATGACGTGCATCGTCGCCTGCGCCTGCTGTGCTTCATACGTGACAACTGGTGCTGCGTTGACTGTGGCTGGATGCCTGATTGCGTGCGTGACAGTCAGCTCTATGACCTCGACGAACCGCCGCTCGATGTCATTCTCGAAGAACTGCGCAGGCGCTACAACCGTAACGACAGACATCTCCACGCTGATCACCAGATACCCATCGAGCGCCGTCCTGATCTTAGGCGCGACCTCGACAACTACAGAACGCGCTGCAATGAATGTCACGGTGCGAAGACGCTGCGCGACAACGTACCAACGACCGGGAGACGGAAGGAGCAAGTTCCATGACACCCATTAGCATCCTGAAAGCAGTTGGGCTGAAGTTCGTCTTTGCATTCAAACATCCCTCAGAAGTCGGTCACGTCGCAGGCGAGGTCGTTGTCGGTCTGCAGCCGCTAGCAGACCTCGTGCTGGCAGCGTCGATCCCTTGGGCTGTGCCGCTCTACAACGAGGCCGTCTCCCTCATCAAGAACACAGAGATTGCATCAGCAGTTGCAACCAACGGCGCATCAGGCACCGGCCTCGCGAAGGCTGCGTTCGTCATGCAGCAGCTCGAACCTATCGCACTGAAGCTGCTGAAGGATCACGGCGTGGCGAACCCGACGCAGGCACAGATTGAGCGGTACGTCACAGGCGCGTGGATGACGATGGACGCCTTCAGCCTTGAGGAAGGAGCGAAGCCAACACCATGATGACACTCGAAGAGGTCAACAGTGCGATTGACGCCAAGGCCGCTGCATGGGCGATAGACCAGAAGAAATGGTTCGCAACCAAGGTGCCACGATCCAAGGACGGCCTGCTCGCTGACTACCACGACCCGTTCGACAGCTCAAACGTCATGATGGGCAGAGACTGACGGCTGAGGGAGGGGGAGGGGGGCTCAAATCCCTAGAGCTTCTGTTCCAGAACCTCGCGTCAGCCCTTTCGCTAACTTTCGCAGGTTTTAGGAGATTTCAGTCGTATGACAGTCGCAGTGCGTGGCGGGAAACGACGTAAGGTGACGTCTGGCACGAGCAAGGTGACGTCCGCGAGCACTCCAGCGACTATGGGCACGTTAAAGCTGGGAGAACTGCTACCTGACAAGCGCAACGCGAATCGAGGAACCAAGCGCGGAGGCGTTCTGGTTGAGTCGTCACTGCGCGACTTTGGGGCGGGGCGGTCGATTCTTATTGACAAACATGGCCGCATCATTGCTGGAAATAAGACAGCGGCGCAGGCGGGTAAGGCGGGTTTTGACGACGTTTTAGTCGTGCGGACGAACGGCAAGCAGCTTGTCGCTGTGCAGCGCATGGACCTGGATCTTGACACGGACGCGACAGCGAAGGCACTCGCGGTTGCTGACAACCGAACTGGTGAAGTGTCGCTCGAATGGGACACTGCAATTCTCAAGTCTCTGGAGAGCGAAATCGACCTCACCCAGCTCTGGAACCCGACCGAGTTGAGCGCGCTCTTTGATGGGTCGAAGCCGCTTAAAGGCATGACGCAGGAGCCGGGTCTCTCCTATCGCGTCATTGTCGAGTGTGAAAGCGAGAAGCATCAGGCGCAGATCATGCAGCGCCTCGAAGGAGAAGGGCTAAAGTGCCTGTTATTGATTTCGTAGTTCAGACGCAGATCGACCGCACGATTCGCGTCAAGCAGCTAGAAGCGATGTTCGACGTTCCGGCATCGGAGCGCGCACGCATTGAGTTCAAGGGCGACTGTCCCATCGAGTCGTTTGACTGGAATGTCGGCCTCATCGTGGGACCTTCCGGCTGTGGCAAGTCGTCGATTCTCAGCCGCATCTTCGCTGCTCCTGAACAACTCCAGTGGTCAGCGAAGAGCGTGATCGATGACTTCGACCCGTCGCATTCGATGCAGAACATTTCGGAAATTTGTCAGTCGGTCGGTTTCAATACGATCCCGGCATGGATGCGACCCTTCTCTGTGCTCTCAAATGGTGAGAAGTTTCGCGTCGAACTGGCGCGGCGTCTTCTCACGAGAGAGCCGCTAATCGTGATGGATGAGTTCACATCGGTGGTCGACCGTCAGGTAGCGCAGATCGGCGCTCATGCCGTTCAGAAATATGTTCGTAAGCATGGCAAGCCGCGCTTTGTTGCCGCGTCGTGTCATTACGACATTCTGGACTGGCTGCAACCTGACTGGATTCTGGAGCCAGCAACGATGCACTTTGCACGGAGGTCACTTCAACCAAGACCACCCATTGACATTGAAATTCGTCGCGTCAAGTACGACTACTGGAAGCTCTTCTCTCCGTTTCACTATCTGACGGCAGAACTGAATCATGCGGCGTCGTGCTATTGCTTGTTCGCGAATGGTCGAGCAGCGAGCTTCTGCGCTGTGCTCCATCGACCGCACCCTAGAGCGAAGAACGTCAAGGGTATTTCTCGACTCGTGACGCTACCGGATTGGCAGGGACTCGGACTGGCTCTCATCCTTGCGACGAAACTCGGGGCAGCTTATCGCTCTGCTGGGTTTCGCTTTCGTATGTATCCGGCGCACCCTGCGCTGATTCGGTCGTTCGCGCAACGCCGAGAATTATGGTCTTTGGAAAAGCGCGGAGGCACCTACAGCCATCGGGTAGGCACGACGTCAACAATTCCCAATAGCCCCGAAATGGGCGGCTTCGGTGGACGTCCCTGCGCGGTATTTGAATATGTTGGTGCACCTATGGATCTGGCGACGGCGCAGCGGTTGCTCGCGGCTTAGTCAAGCGTTACGGTGTAAAGCCCTTGCTGACCGTGACGTCTGATGATTCGGTCTAGGCGGCGCGGATGCGCCAGCACCCAGTGATAGTGCGCGGCCATCGCCCACTTAGAGCGCGAGTCGCGAACACAGTTAACCAGTTCGACGGTGCCAATGATGGCCGAGCGACACAACTTATTTGGGTTCAAGTGAAGAGTCGCACAGATGCTGCGATCGATGATCGCGCCTGCATGAATGGCCAGGGTGCCGCGATAGTCGGTCGCCCAGGTGCGATTCTCGACATCCTTGCCGAGCGCAAAGATAGCTTCGGCCCAGTGTGCGTGAAGAGTGATGCAGCGACATCCGGTTACAGTGCTCACGACTCCACGATGTTACCGCAGAAAAAAGGAGCAACTCGAATCTTATGGGCGTGAGAGGACCGGCGCCGAAGCCGACAGCGCTGCGCAAGTATGAAGGCAACCCATCGCGTCGTCCCTACCCTGCCAACGAGCCAGTCTATGCCACGAGCGCGCCAGAGAAGCCAGCACGCACGAGTCGCGCCGCTAAATCTATCTGGAATGAGCTTGTCGCAGAGATGCAAGGTGTTGGCGTGCTGGCGCGCGTCGACAAGCAGGCTCTATGGCAATTGGCCGAGGATGAGGCGATGCTCGTCGAGCTGTATGCGGGAATTTGGGACATGGCGCGCATGCTTGAGAAAAGGGCCCGCGAGGAAGGCAAGAAGCTTCCGGGCGGCGCGCTTTATCAGGTGTTCAGCATGACGAGCGGACGGCTCGCGATGAGCACGATCAGAAATCTGGCGAATCGCGTAATCATCGAGCGGCGTGAGTTTGGTCTGACTCCCTCTTCGCGCAGTCGTATTGAGAGCGGGGGTGACGGCAATCCCGGCGCAATCGACCCGCTGGAAATGAAGCTGTGTGGGTGAGTACAAACCTGACACCTGTTCATACTGCAAGGCCGATACGTGGTGCGAGATGCACCGCAAGGGTCCGATGTGCAGGGGGTGCAAGGTCGAGCGGTTCTATTCGCAGATACTCTACCCGCCGCTTGGTTACAAGCTGCTGGGGTGGCACCGCAAAGTAATCCGCGACATCTTCGGGACCGTCACAGTCGAGGACGGCACGCGACAGTATCAGCGCGGCTACGTCTCGACAGCGAAGCAGAATGGAAAGTCGTTCCTTACAGGCGGCTTGCCGATCTATCACATCTTGATGGAAGACGAGCTGAACCCTGAAGCCTACGGCGCAGCGGCTGCGAAAGAGCAGGCCGGGATCGTCTTCAAGGCTGCGGCGATGCTCGTCAACGCGAACCCTGACCTGCGAGCGCGCCTGAAGGTTATCCCGAGCACCAAGCGCATCGTCAGGCGTGACGGCGGCGGAAGCTATCAGGTGCTCTCAGCTGACGGCGACGTCCAGGACGGCATCAGACCGAGCCTGCTGATCAGAGACGAGATGCACCGCTGGAAGTCATCGAAGGCGGAAACGCTTTACGACGTCACGACCAAGGGCCAAATTTCACGCAGTCAGCCTCTCGACTTGGCGATCACGACCGCGGGGGCTGAGTACGAATCGCAGCTGTGGTTTCAGGAGTACGAGGTCGCCAAGCAAGTTCTCACAGGCGCGTTATCAGTGCCGGGTTTCTATTCCGCAATCTGGGAAGCTGACAAAAAGAAACTCGACGCAGACCCCGAATACTGGAAGTCCCGCGAGGCGCGCGTCGCTGCTAACCCCAGCCACGAGGATAACGGCGGCTTCCTGAAAGACACAGCCATTGTGCGCGAGCTGTCGAAGGCGCTCGCACAGCCTGCGCAGAAGTCGAAGTTTCTGCGCTATCACCTGAACCTTCCCATCGCAATGCAACAGGAGCCGATCATCGACATGACGAAATGGCAGCTATGCGGCGGGGATGTTGATCTCAGGACGTGGCCGACCTATGACGTCGACATGCTGATTCGCAAGTGGGGCCTGCTCGATAAGCCTTGCTGGGTGGGCGTTGACGCTTCATGGACGACTGACTTTACGAGCGTCGTCTTCGGCTTTCCACCGTTTGAAGGCTGCGACGTCTGGACCTTCCTGCCGTTTTTTTGGGTGCCCGAGGAAAGGGTTCCGCAGCTGGAGCGAATCTGCCGCCTGCCGTTCGCAGACTGGATTGCGCGCGGGTTCGTCGAGGCCACTCCCGGCAACGGCATCGACCTGCGCGAAGTCAAGAAGCGTATCCGGTGGGGGAAAGAGATGTTCGAGATGCACGACCTCGCCTTCGACCGCTGCAACTTTCGCACTGAGGCGATGGAGCTGGTAGACGAGGGGATCGATGCTGTCGAGGTGCAACAGAACTTCATGCAGCTGGGCTACCCCACCAAGTTCATTCTGTCGCAGTACCTCGATCAGAAGATTCGCCACGGCAACAACCCGGTCTATAACTGGCACGCGGCCTGTCTCCAACTCCAGTACGACAAGAAGGACAATTGCCAACCGTCGAAGCCTGAGCGCTTGAAGTCATCGAAGCGCATCGACGGCATTGCGGCTACGGTGACTCTTCTCAATCGTGGCCTTGTCGCGCAGTCCGACTTGGTTACGTACACAGGATTACGGAGCGTCGGATAGTGTTCCCAGCAATCGCAGACGCAGTAAAGAGCGTCGTTAAGACGCTGCGCGCAGGGATGGGCGATGAGACGCTCGCGCTTGACATCGAGGGAGCGAAGACAGCCGGGAACGTTTCGTTTGATGCATCCAACGTCGGCTGGTACGCACGCAACGGCTTCCCGCGTCTCTATGCGCTGCTCTCTGGCGGCGCGCCTGCTGCATCAGGTGAAGTCGTCTCGCTTGAGTCGTCGATGGCTCACTCGGTCGTCTGGGCGTGCAATCGCCTCATCAGCGAGACGCAGGGTGCGACGCCGCTAGTGATGCTGCAAGACGGAGGCAATGGCAAGGAGCTGGCGACTGATAAGCCGATGTTCTCAGCATTGCGCAACTCGCCGAACGACGAGACGACTGCGATGAGCTTCAAAGAGAGTCGCACGAGTCACACGCTGCTGACCGGCAACGGCTACGCGCAGATCGTTCGCAGGAGCGGCACAGGCGTTGCTGTCGAGCTGCATGGCCTGAACCCTGAGCAGGTCAGCATCGACCGCGAGAGGGACGGTCAGCGCCGTCTGGTGTACATCGTGCGCGCCGATAACAAAGACACGACTTACCCCCTGACGCCAGGAAAGCCGCAGGACATCCTGCACATACGGGGCCTGGGCTGGGACGGCCTGCGCGGTTACTCCGTCATCACGATGGCGCGGCAGAGCTTCGGCACTGCGCTTGCAGCAGAGCGCAACGTCGCGCGGTTCTACGCGAACGGTGGGCGCGTGCCTTACGTGTTGGAGAAGGCGCACAACTTCGCCAAAGATACTGACTTCGCAAAGTTTCGCGCAGACTGGGAATCGGTTTACTCAGAGCCGCACAAGGCTCCGATTCTAGAGAACGACATGAAGTACAAGCAGGTCGGCCTCAGTGCAGTCGACCAGCAGATGATCGAAACGCGCCTCTTCGACATTCACGAAATCTGTCGGTGGTTCCTTGTCAGTCCGCATCTCGTTGGTGACCTGAGTCGCGCGACGTTCTCCAACATTGAGCAGCTCGCGCTGGAGTTCATCAAGGTCACAATGCAGTCGTGGTTTACCCGATGGGAACAGGACTTGTGGCGCTGTGTTCTGACCTCCGATGAAAAGTCGAAGGGCTACTACTTCAAGCACAACACGAGCGAACTGCTGCGCGGCGACTTTCTGACGCGCATGCAAGGCTACTCGATCATGCTCCAGAACGGCGTTGCGAGTGACAACGAGGTCCGCAACATGGAAGACATGAACCCGTTTAAGGGTGGTGACGGGCACTATATACAGCTCAACATGCAGACCGTGCCGCCGCCGAACGCACCTGCAGTTGCGCCTGCGCAGTCGCCGCAGCTTGTGCGGATCAGCGAATAAGAACCCTCTAGTTACACCGTAATTACGACCCGAAAGGAACACTCATGCCAGCAACTAAAGGCAAGCCCATCCAGCTTCAGATCAAGTCGCTTGCGGAAGACGGCACCTTCGAGGGCGACCTCGCTGTCTATAACAACCTCGATCTCGGTGGTGACCTTATCGAGCCGGGGGCGTTCGCGAAGACGATCAAGGAGCGCGGCGGGACTGTACCGATGCTGTGGCAGCACAACTCCGAGAAGCCCATCGGCACCCTGACACTGATCGACACGCCGGAAGCGCTGAAGGTGAAAGGCGAGTTGCTGATGGAGCTGGACGACGCCAAGCGCGCTTACATCCTCATCAAAGCGCGCGTCATCAAGGGCCTGTCTATCGGCTTCGACACCATCAAGGATTCAGTCGAGAACGGCGTGCGCCGCCTGAAAGAAATCAGGCTGTGGGAGGGAAGCATCGTCACGTTCCCGATGAACGAGATGGCGATGATCACGTCAGTGAAGATGCGCGCAGGAGCAGGCGCAGCTGAAACGAAGGGCGACTTCAACGAAGAGCTGAGCGAGATTCAATTGCAGGACGCCGGATACCAGATGCGCGCTGCGCTCTTTCAGTCGCTGGGGTCTGTGACGTGGGGCAGCGGTCTAACCAAGGCTGACAAGATCACCGCATCGAAGGCCACGATTGATCAGTTCTCTGAAGCGTACATGGCGTATCTGCCGCAGTACCTCGACTGGCTGGAGTCAGTCTTCGGCGACATGGAAATGATGAGCGCGCTGCACGCAGAAGAGAAGAGCTTCGGCTCGCTGCTGTCGAGCAGGATGAAGGCTGCGCCCTCTGCGCCTCTTCCGCTGACGCCGGAGGAAGTGAAGAAGGGCGCGAAGTTCAGCGCGACTACCAAAAAAGCTTTGGACCAAGCCCACGAACACATCAAGGGCCTGGCAGATATTTTCGGGACACTGCTGCCCGATGGAGCCGAAGACGACGACGAGGAAGATGACGACGACGACACTTCAAAAGGCGCAGCAGCCGTACCGGAAGTAAAGTCCGAGCCGGTCGTAACTGATCACTCGGCAGCCGCAACACAACTCCTCAACATGAGGGCGCTGATCCCGAAGGCGTGAGTGCGGGAAATCACAGCACTAAGAAGGACATCGATATGGAACTTACAGAACAGTTGACAGCTCTGCAGGCAGAGCTGAAGACCCATTTCGAGAAGGCTGCCGACGAAAAGAAAACGCTCGGAGCCACACTCGACTCAACCAAAACCACGCTGGTCGAGCTTCAGGCGCAGGTCGACGCGCTTGATGTGAAGCTAGCCAACAAGCAGATTGCCGATCATGGCGAAGGCCCGACGCTCGTCAAAACAGTCAAGGAGTGCGAGAGCATTCAGCGGCTGATGAAGGACAAGCGTGGCAGCGCAGTGCTGCACCTGAAGGGGCGCGACGTCATCGAGCTGATGAACCGTAAGAACATCATCAGCGCGACGGCGACCGGCACGTCTGGGGGCGATCCTCTCTCACCGCTTGGCGTCGCGACCTCGGGGGTGTTGCAGATCGACCGCTCTCCCGGCGTCACGACCGAGGCGAGGCAGGTACTAAAGCTGCGGGACCTGCTTTCCTCGCGGCCTACCACCATGCAGGTTGTCGACTTCGTGAAAGTCAGCACGCCGCTAGGACTAGGCGGGATGGTTCCTGAAGCGAGTCTCAAACCTGAGAACGCGCTCACCTTCACGTCGATCAGCGAGAAGGTTCGCCTGATCGCAACGTGGCTCCCCGCGACCAAGCAGGTACTCGACGACTTCGGCGAACTGCTCGGCCTCATTCAGTCTTCGCTTCCGTACTACATCAACTTGGAGGAGGAAAACCAACTCTTAGCCGGTGATGATACGGGCGAAAACCTTCATGGCCTCTTACCGCAGGCTGCGGCGTATCTGCCGAGTCAGCTGCAATCGGCACATGGCTGGACCTATATCGACGTCATCGGCACAGCGGTGCAGCAGATCAATGCTGCAAACGAGATCGACCCGACCTTCGTCGTGCTCAACACGAACGACTGGTGGACGATTCGTTTGACGAAAGATGGCTTCGGTCGGTACATCCTTGGCGATCCGCAAGTGAACGCGACGCCTCGCTTGTTCGGCCTCGACGTGGTGTACACGACCACGATTGCACCGGGTCACTTCCTCGTCGGCAACGGCAACCCCATTGCCTGCGAGATTCGTGACCGCATGGAAATGCAAGTGGAAATCTCGACGGAGAATCAGGATTACTTCCTGCGCAACCTCGTCGCGATCAGGGCAGAGAAGCGCTTGGCGCTGTTGACCAAACGCCCGAATGCGTTCGTCAGCGGATCGTTCAGCACTTCGCCCTTCCACGCTTAACCGTTTGCCTGTTGGCTTCCAACGGAGCTGCTCCTTGCCATGGGGAAGCAGCTCCGTATTTTTCAACTCAATATGAAGGAGAAAATGATGCTCATTATCCTTGTCATCTTGCTGCTTCTCGTCTGCTTCGGCGGCTATCGGATGGGGCCAGGAGCGGGCTACTATGGCGGCGGTGGCCTCGGTTTCATCCTGCTGCTGATCATCCTGTATCTCGTCTTCGTTCGCGGGGGCCTGCGTCTGTGAAGCTGATTGCGAATACGCAGCTGCGAGGCGAGTACGGCAGCGTCGCACCTGACCAACCCTTCGAAGTGCGCGACGAAACAGCGCAGGTATTGCTCAGGAAGAACATGGCGCGAACCGCAGCCTCGCCTGCTGTCGAGTACGAGACGAAAGTGATCACGCCTGAAGCTCCCACGGTGAGCGCGCGGCCACCGTTTCGTAACCTGTCTGTGTTTAACGCGCAACCGGAAGACGTGGTTGCCGAAAGCCATCGAGAGTTTTCTGACGCAGACTTACCGCAGCAGCCTGCTCCTGATCCTGTCAGACGGGCAGGACGTGCGCGACGTCGTTCCAGATGACCCGCGCATTCAGCTGATTCATTTGGCTGAGACGCGCAACATCGGCGAGAAGCGCAACTATGGCTGCGAACGAGCGCGCGGCGAGGTCATCTGTCACTGGGACGATGACGACTGGAGTGCTCCTGCAAGAGTCGCTGATCAGGTGGCGCGGCTGTCGGAAAAGTGCAGCGTGACCGGTTATCACTCGATGCGGTTCACCGATGGCACGCATTGGTGGCTGTATCAGGGCACGCACGACTATGCACTGGGTACTTCGCTTTGCTACCTGCGCAGCTGGTGGCAGCAGCATCCCTTCGAGGCGCGTCAGGTCGGTGAAGACAACTACTTCGTCGCGGCGGCGCGTCGAGCAAAGCAACTTGTCAGCGTGGACGCAGGCGAGCTGATGCACGCAACGATTCACTCGAACAACACCAGCCCCAGGTATTTGACCGAGGCATGGAAGAGACTCCAATGAAGTCATGTAAACGCGAAAACACGGACAGCAGTCCAGTACCGCCAAAGCGCCCCTGGCCCATCCGACTCGTCACAGCAATATTCGGTCCGTTAGGAGAAGCACTGTTTGGGGGAAGCAGATGAGTGACCTGACTGTCGTCATCCCAAGCCGCTCGATGTCGAACCTGATACCGTGCATGGATGCCGTGCGTCAGCACGATGACTGCGAAATCATCGTCGTCTGGGATCGCAGCAAAGAGAACGACTGGAGTCCACCGAGGTCTGACTTCTATCGTGTGCGCGAGGTATTTCTAGACTTCATCTATGCGCGAAACTGCAATTTTGGGATGCTCTCGTCTGGGAATAACGACGTCATTTTATTGAACGACGATGCGCTGCTTGAGACGATGGGTGGCTTCTCAGCAATGCAGCAGGTTGCGCGCGAGCATCTCGACTACGGCATCATCGGCGCTGTCACGAACGTGACCGGCCAGCCGCTACAGAAGCCGCGAGGCTGGGGGCTGCGCGAGGTCCCACACTTCGCGTTCGTCTGCGTGCTGATCCCGCGAAGGACCATTGCGAGGGTCGGCATGCTCGACGAGCGGTACTGTCTCGACTACGGCGTCGAGGATCGCGACTACTGCGAGAGCGTCAGAGCAGGCGGTCTGAAGTGCGGTGTCTTCGATCACTGCTATGTCGACCACGCGAGTCTGTCGAGCACGTTCAGAGGCGACCCGCTCGCATCGCGTTCTTATGCGCAGAACTGGGCACTATATCTCAAGAAGTGGGGGGCGGCTTGATCCACGGCATGCTGCGGGTCAGGAATGAGGCGCGCTGGATAGAGCGAGTGGTGCGCTCGATACAGCTGGTCTGCGATAACGTCTTCGTCCTCGACGACAACTCTGAAGACGAGACGGCGCTGCTCTGTCGACAGCTCGGCTGCGAAGTCTTCGCGTCGCCCTTCGAGGATATACACGAGGCGCGGGACAAGGACTATCTGCTGGCAAAAGTCTGGGCATCGGGTGCGCGTCTGGGTGATACGTGCCTGATGGTCGACGGCGACGAGGCGCTTCACCCGGATGACGCGCCTGCGGTCGTCAAGGCAGTAGACGCGAAGGTCGTCTGCGGATCGACGCACATTGTTTATCTCTGGGACAACGAGCAACAGATTCGAGTCGACCGCTGGTACAAGGCGTTCCGGCGTCCATCTCTGTTTCGCCTCGTGAGTCCGCTGCTGACTTTCAAACGGACCGCCTTCGGTGGAAACTTCCACTGCTCGTCAGCGCCTGCGCAGCTGCTCGCGAGCGTGACGCCGCTGGCTGTGCGCCTGCTTCATTACGGCTATATGCACCGGGAGGATCGCATCAGGAAGTTTCATTGGTACAACTCGGTCGACCCCAACAACGTTTTCGAAGACCAGTATCGCCACATGGTCGTTGGCGACCTTTTCCCGGCTGACTCTTCCTTCAAATGGGCAGGCCCTCTTGAGGTGGTTCCGCTATGAGCAGCAACGGTTTTCCTTTTGGCACCCTCGGTCTATACGGTGCGCTCGTAACTTACGGCAGCCTCAATCTGACTGTGACGTCGCCGCAGCAGATATTTACAGAGCCGATCACGCTCGACGAAATCAAGTCTTTTCTGAAGGTTCCGCAACGCTCGCCCACAGACCCCGGCGAAGACGCAGAGCTGACTGAGCTGATCTCGGCGGCGCGCGAGCAGGCAGAGATCGCACAGAACCGCGACCTCGTTCAGAAGCAGTATGACCTCAGCCTCGACTATTGGCCCTCTTACCGCATCGAGCTGGCTGCGCCTCTTCAGTCAGTCGACCTCGTGCAATACACCGATTCGAGCAAGGTCGTTCACACGATGCAGGCAGATGCTGATTACATCGTCGACGCATTGAAAGGGCCGGGCATCCTCGCGCCGCCATACAACGGGACTTGGCCGACGTTCACGCCTTGGCCCAGTTCAGCGATCCTGATCCGCTTCACGAGCGGGTACTCGTCGACTGACCCCTTCTGGCAAGGGCCGGGGGCGCGCATCAAGACTGGCATGAAGCTGCTCGTCTCTGCGTGGTTTAACAATCGCCTTCCGTTCGAACGAGGCGCGAGCGATTCAGCTGAGTGGCCCTATGCTGTCACGTCATGCCTCTCGCACGGTTCGCTTGTAAGGGCGAGGTAAGCCGATGCAGTGGCCGAAGATCGACCCCGGAGAAATGATTCACCGGGTCACGATCCTTCAACAGCGTGGCAGGACGGGCGTCTCGGGCTCTGGCGTGGCCTGGGTGCCGTTCGTGACGACGTGGGCGTCTATCGATCCTGTGCGCGGCGTTGACGTGTTAAAGGCCGGTCAGGACGTCACCCAGCTCTATCTGACGGTGAAGATTCGTTGGCAGAGCGGCATCCTTCCGAACATGCAAGTGCAGGCGCAAAATGGAACGTACATAATCCAGTCGATTGAAAACCCCGGTGAGCGGAACGTTATTCTCGTGCTGACTTGCCTCGGTCTGAAACTGAATCAATAAGGAGAAAACAAACTATGAAAACCAAGTCGCGCCGTCAGGTTGAAGCCCCTGCGTCGCAAGCCCCCCAGCAGCTGACCGTCGCGACCGTAAAGGCCGCTGACTATCGCGAAAGCTATGCCAACAGCGTGCAGGTTCAAATCAGTGTCTGGGATTTTCGGCTCAACTTCAGCCGCACTGAGCAGACTCCTGAGCAGCTCATCATCAAAGAGTTTCAGGCGATAGACCTCAGCCCCCAGCAGGCGAAGGCAGTCTGCAACCTGCTCGCGCAGAACCTCGCGCAGTATGAGCGCACCTTCGGCCCGATCAACCTGCAAGCCGTTTCAGCGCAGCCGCAGCTTGACCCGGCACCGGGAGCAAGGCCGCAGTAATGGAGGTTACTGTCAACGTCGTCGGCCTCGAGGGCGTCGAGCAGACGCTCGCAAACGCAGGCGTCAAGCTAGCCAAGAAGACGATACGCAGGGGCCTCAAGGCAGGCGCGGAGACGATGGTCGCTGCGATACTGCCGAAGGTTCCTGTGCTCGTCGAAGGCACGCCGCAGCGCAAGCCGGGTGAGCTGCGCGACGCGATAAAGGTGAAATACAAGCTGTCAGCAAAGGAAGAACAAGGCACAGCAATCATCGGGCCTGAGTGGAAGGCTGGCGACGATGACCAGTCACCGGGCCTGTACGGCCTCTTTGTTGAGGTCGGCTCTGTTCACAACATTGCGAAGCCTTACATGCGACCGGGCTTTGACGAGGCGCATAACGCTGCGCTGGAATCTTTCACGGAGGTCGTGCGTGAAGGCGTAGCGACGATGAACAAATGATTGAGCAGGGTTTCGTCGAGCTGATTCAGAGTAATGCGGCAGTGAAAGCGATTGCTGCGGAGGGTGGCTTCCTCGCGCAATTACCATCCGACCTGGCTCTTCCGAGCTGGAGTTATCTCGTCGTGTCAGAGGTCAGTGGTTCGCTGCTTTCAGGGCCTGAGACATTAGGCTCGCGCCGCATTCAGGTCGACTGTTACGGTGCGACGGCTGACGACACGCTCGCGCTCGCAGCCGCTATCGACGCAGTGCTCGACGGTTACAGGGGAACGCTCACAGACCCTGATGCAACGTTCGTGCAAGGTATCTTTCACTTGAACACCATCGACATTTTTGACCCTGACGCGCGCAGCTTCCGCCGCATGCTTGAGTATTTCGTCTGGTCTGGATAAGTCAGGCGCGTCGCGACAATGTTCACCGAGGCTGCTCATCCTGAGCGGCCTTTTCTATTTTGCTCTGCACTTCCACCTTCAACGGAGACTGACCGCCATGACTGCATCGACCAAAGCCTCAATCGGCTATCTAGCAACCTTCGCCATCGCCAACCCTGCTGTCAGCCCCCTCGATTACGTGCAGATGGCGGAAGTGAAAAGCATCAAGCCCAGCATCGCCAGCATCCCGTCGATTGACGCGACGCACCTTCAAAGCCCGAACGCGACTGAAGAAAAGTTGCCGGGTCTGATCAAACCGGGCACCGTCGAGATGAGCGGCAACTTCATCGGCGACACGTCGCAGCTCAGCATTCTCGGCATGGCTGAGAGTCGCTCCGTGTTTCCTTTCAAGATCACCGCGCCGATCAACTCGGGCACGCAGGTCTACACGCTTTCAGGTGAAGGCTTCGTGTCGAAGTATGATACCGGCCCCTTCGAGCCGAGCAAGCTGACCGAGTTCACAATGACCATCGAACTGACGGGCACTGTGACAGAGACTGTGGTCTAAAGGCGAGAGTCTGATGACGGGGAAAAAGACAATCGCAGACAAGCTCATCGAGAAGGTGGAGATACGTCTCGATGGCGTCAACTGGCCGATCGTCATCACGCATAACGTGCTGATTGATTGCGAGGCGTTGACGGGGCTGAACGTGCTGACAGGCGAGGCGAATATCGTGCGCCCGTCAGCGACACTGATCCGCGCGCTGCTGTATCTCGCCTTGAAGCGCGCGGGAGCAACGTACACACTAGAGCAGATCGGCGACCTGATCGGGCCGCAGAACATCGCGCTGCTTCAGGAAGGTCTGCTGAAGGCGTGGGCGGCGTCGATGCCGCCAGAGGATGACACCGCGGACCCTACTCAGGCGGTCGTGTAGGACCGCCGCTGACGTGGCTCGATGCGTGGTCAGTCGCGCGGCAGGAACTGAAACTGTCAGACGATGAGTGGCTCGAAATGACGCCGCGCATGCTTCACGCCTTGCGCAAGCGGCAGCTCCAGCAGCTGCAGCGCGAAGAACTGCTCGTCGGCATCATTTCTGCCACCACTGCAAACTACGGCTTCTGTCGGCCTGATAACCCGATCAATCCCGAAGTCTTCATGCTTCACAAGTTGCCGCCGCAACCGTTGAAGCCTGTGACCGGCGAAGACATCAGAGCGGCCTTCGCGCACATCAAGAAAACCCCACCAAAGAGAGGAGCAGCATGAGCGTCATCATCGGTACGCTGACTATCGACCTGCAAGCGAATACCGCTTCCTTCTCGCAGGGGATGGAAAAGATGGCGGTGCTGTCTGCGAAGACTGCGAAGGACATCACGCGCTCGCTGGAGAAGATCACGGCAGCAGGGCTCGCAATGGCGGCGGCGATTGCGACCGGGACGATTGCACTGATCAAGAGTTCACTCGACACCGCGGACGCGCTGGTGAAGGCTGCGCAGGCGGCCGGCACGACGACCGAGACGCTCTCTGAACTCAGCTATGCTGGCAAGCTCAGCAACGTCTCGATGGAGTCGATAACTAAGGGCCTCGAAAAACTGAGTCAGGCCGCTTTCAAGGCGCAGAACGGCAACGTCCAGTTGGATCGAATCTTCGGCAGGCTTGGCGTCAGCTTCCTCGACAGCAACGGAAAGCTGAAGGACTCCGGCGTCATCATGCAGGACGTGTCGCAAAAGTTCGCAACCCTGGGAGACGGCGCGGCCAAGACGGCGCTCGCGATGGCGCTCTTCGGCAAGGGCGGGGCAGCGCTGCTGCCGCTGCTGAATCAGTACGGCGAGGAACAGGATAAGGTCAACGAGGAAGCGCACCGTTTCGGGTTGGTGCTCTCGACGTCGACCGGCGAGGTTGCAGCGCGTGCGCACGACAATCTAGACCGCCTCTCGGCAGTCTTCGAAGGGATGGGTTTCTCGCTGATGGCGGCAACCCTGCCTGCGCTCGACGAACTGCTGAATCGCCTGATACAGATTGCGAATAACAGCGACTTGCAGGGCCTCGCGAAATCCTTCGGCGGCAACGTCACTTCTGCAATCCATTTAGTCGGTAACGCTCTCAGCTTTGCCACCGAGCACGCGCACGAGTTGAAGATCGCGCTCGAAGCGCTGATCGCATTGCAGCTCAGTCGCATCGCGCTCCCGCTGGTCACTGACCTGATAGCTGGAGGTGGACTCGCGAAGGCGGGCGCTGGCATCAGTGGCTTCGTGCTCAAGATGACGGGCATGAAAAACGTCGCAGCGACGATCCCCAAACTCGGTGAGTCTATCGCAGCGATGGGCAGCTCCTTCGGCAGAGCCACGCAGGAGCTGACTTTCATGGAGACAGCTACGCTCGGCGTGAGGACCGGCTTCGGTGGCGTCGGCACCTCGCTCGCTGCGATCAAGGCGCTGAGTCCTGCATCGATGTTCGCCTCGTTAGGCGGCGCGCTGCAAGCAATTCCCGGCTTCCTGTCGATGGTCGTCTCAGGTGCGTGGAACGCGAGCAAAGCGCTGATGCTGGCTGCGCTCAGCAACCCCTGGACGATTGCAGCGATGGCGATCATCGCGCTCGGCGCGGTGCTCTACAAGTTCCGCAACTCTGTCTTCTCGCTGAAGGGCGAGACGTACCAGATTCGCGATACCTGGAACGCCGCATGGATTGTCATGAAGAACGTTGTGCGCGCTTTCGGCGACGAGTTCATGAAGCTTGTGGATAAATGCAAGAGCCTCTGGAACTCACTGATGACGCTGATCGGTGGGCAGGCGATTGAGGCTGCGCTCTCGAAGATGTGGAGCAAGGCGATGGAGTGGATCAACCGCGCGCTGGGCAAGCTCACGCCTCAGTGGGCTGTGGACGCACTCAATCAAGCAAAGAACGAGCGGCTTGCGGCTGCTTCTTCCGGGGATGACAGGACTGTAGCGCCTAAACCGAAAGCGAAGGAATCACCCGACACATCTGGTCTGGGAAAAGAATCAGAAGATCCAGACGCGCAGGCGCGCGCGAATATGGCGGAGCGACTCAGAGACTCGAAGCTCACGTTGGAAGCGTCAGGGCTGGGCGAGGAAGCGCAGCGCAAGGCGATGGCAACGAACAAGGCAAACGACGAAATCCTGAAACTAGGTCAGGAGATCGCGAAAGTAACGCACAGCCAAACAAAAGACTTCGCGAAGCTGGTAAGTGAATCGACCAAACAGCTGCTGCTGCATGGCGAGGCGCTGCTTTCTGATCAGGCGCACATGGCGAAGATGAATGACCTCATCGGAGCTGGGACTCGCGCGACGGCGCTCAGCGTCAGTCAGGCCGGTCGCATGATCAATGCGATCTATCAGGGCACCGACGCCATCGCGAAACAGAACGCGCAAGCGCAGGCTGAAAACGAGCTGACAGAGCAAGGTGCGACCACGGATCAGATTGCAGCGCGCGCCAAAGACTTGTACGCGAAGGCGATGGCTGATGAGACTGTCGCGGTTGTCGCTAACCTCGAAGCGATGGGCCGCGAGTTGACCTCGAAGCAGCTCGTTACATCTGCGACGCTTGAGGACATCAACGTGCAGCGGGAGGCAGCGCTTCAGGCGAAGCTGGTCGGAATCAATTACCAGATTGCGACGATGGCGCTGGGGCCGCAGCGCGACGAGCTGATCAAAACGCGCGATGCAACCGTCGCAATGACAGAAGCAGAGTGGGACGAGCGCGACGCGCAGGAAGCTGTCTCGCTGCTCTCGCCTCATGAGCAATACAAGCGCGAGAGTGTTGCTCTCGACAATGCAGTCGCTGCGTTGAGCAGACTCAAGAATGGCAAGATCAGCTACGGTGAGCAGCTGCAAATCGCGGCGCGCCAGCAGGAACTTTTCAACAAGATGATTGATCAGACCGTTGACAGTCTGCTGCGGCAGGACAGCCTCAGCGCTGGCGTCGATGCGTTCTTTCTGAACATGCGAAAGCAGGCGCAGACCGCAGCGTCGATCATCTTCGACGCGCTTAACTCGACCTTCACGAAACTATCGACCAACCTGACGGAACTGATGACAGGCGGCAAGGCTGACTTCGGCGCAATGTTCAAAGACATCGGCAAGCAGATGCTCGACTCAACGCTGAAGTCAGGCATGCAGAAGGGCATCGCTGCGTTGGGAAAGACAGGCGCGTTAGGTAAAACACTGGGTGGACTTCTTGGCGATACCGCTAAGGCTGACGGCTCGAAGAGCAGCCCCTTCTGGGTCAAGCTCGTCGACGGCGCAGGCTTGGGCGGCTTTGCAGGACTCGAATCCGATGGCCTTGGAAGCGACTCAGGCAGCAGTGACAGCGGTGGCAAGAGCGCAGGCGGCGGCGGCTTCATGGGCATTCTGTCGAAAGTGTTCGGGTCATTTCTGACGCCTCACAAGGAAGGTGGATCCGTTTCCCCTGGCAGCGCGTATCTTGTCGGCGAGCAGGGGCCTGAGCTTCTGACAGGCGCGTCGGGCAACATCACGAGCAACGCCGCTTCTCAGCGCATGATGTCAGGCTCTGGCGGTGCGCCTGCCTACTACACCATCGACGCGCGCGGCACTGATCCTGTGCTGACTGAGCAGCGCACGAGACAGGCGCTGATCGCAGTGCATGGCTCTGCAGTCAGCAGCGCGTTGCACGCAGGCGCGGAACACTCGAAACGTGTTCCGGGAGGGCGGTAAAGACGATGGCGATTCCCAGCGCGCAGCTCCTTAGTATGCCGACCAATCCGGCTGCAGCTCAATCGGTGGAGTTTACCGCAACAGACATCATTGCTGTGAGCGTGTCACCGTTCACGGCACAGCAGCAGACGCAGGACTGGCAACAGGGGTGGCTCGAAGCGTCTATCTCACTGCCGCCTCTGACACAGAAACAGGCGCAGCAGTGGATTGCATTTCTCATGGGGCTGAGAGGTCAGCTCAATGTCTTTATGTGGGGCGATCCTCTCGCGACCGCGCCTGCTGGTAGTGCCGCAGGTTCTCCTCTCGTTAGCGGCGACGGCCAGAAGGGTTTCTCGCTCGCGACCAGCGGCTGGACCGCGAACGCTGTCGGCGTGCTTCTGCCGGGTGATTGGCTTCAGATTGGTCAGAGGCTCTATCGGACACTGCTTGCAGCCGATGCAGACGCTACGGGGAACGCGACAATCAGTATCTGGCCCCCCCTGCGGGAGTCGCCTGTTGACGGAGCGCCTCTTATCCTGACGAACACGCAGGGGCTGTTTCGTCTCAAGAGCAACGCGCGAAAGTGGTCGGAAACTGAAGCGCGATATTACGGAATGCAATTTGAAATTCGCGAGGCGCTCGCGTAATGCCGCGCCCGATCACGCCTGCACAGCTTGCCGCAATCACGTCTTCGGCGATTCAGCCTGCACTCTTTGTAAAGGTGCAGTTCCTCAGCGCAACAGCCTATATGTGGAGCGGCATCGGCTCCTATGTCTGGGACGGCGTGACGTGGCTCGGGATGGGCTCACTCGGCACTATCGGGACGATTGAAGAAGGAACGACAGTAGAAGCGAAGGGGGTCGTGCTGACGCTGAGCGGCCTCGACCCTGCGCTGCTCGACGGCATCACGGACGAGTGTCAGGTCGGTCTGCCGGTCATCGTCTATCTCGGCCTCTTCAATGGCGACATCCTGATCGACTCGCCCATCGTCGCGTGGTCAGGTCGCACCGATCAGCCGACGCTCGACGTCGACGGGCTGACAGCGACGATTCAGATCAACTGCGAAAATCGCCTCGTCGAGATGAACGTCGCCGTCGACCGGCGATACACGAACGAGGATCAGCAGCTCGACTATCCCGGCGACACTGGCATGAGTTTTATTAACTCGATCCAAGACGTGACTATTTTCTGGGGTCATACAGCGGCCAGCGTTAACAACCTGTGAGTCATGCTCGCGCGACGTCCTGATTGGCAGCAGCGTCTTCAGTGGTATCTGACCTGCAACTCGACGACCGTTTTCCACTACGGGACCTTTGACTGCGGTTTGTTCGTCTGCGACGCAATTCGCGAGATGACCGACATCGATCTCGCCGCGAACTATCGCGAACGCTATGACAGCCGCGCAGGAGCGAAGGCGCTGATGCAGCTCAACAGCGGCACAGGATCACTGCTCGAAGTCACAGAGGAAATTACAGAACATTTCGGCATGCTAAAAATCAGACCCCCGTTTGCGCAGCGCGGCGACGTTGTTCTCCTGAAGCGGTCACGAGAATACTCTCTCGGCCTCATCGCGCTTGATGGCTGCGAGATTCTCACCTGTTACCATCGCGGCTTCGTTCGTCTTCCTTTTCATCGCGCTCTGCGCGCGTGGCGTGTCTGATGAAGTGGGTCAACTTAGCAGCAGGCGCGGCGATGGTGGCTGCGGGAATAGTCTTCACGGTCATGTCAGGCGGCATCGCTACGCCTGCCACGGAGATGCTCATCGCGTCGGGCATCGGCATGGTCATTGCTGGTATCGGAACCTTGCTCAGCAAGGGACCGCTGACCGGCACGACGACCACACACCGCGGAACGGTCGACCCCTGGACTATCGGCTATGGCCGCTTTGCGACAGGCGGCACAATGGTCTATGTCGGGGAATGGGGCGTCAAGAATCAGTGGTGCGATATGGTCATCGTGCTCGCTGGTCATCCCTGCGCGAGCGTCGACGCCCTTCTCTTCGACGGGCAGCGCGTGCGCCTCGACGCTAACGGCTGCTCTTTCCCGCCGACACAGCAGACGGTCTCTATCGTCAGCATCAGCAGAACCAATGACATCGTAACGATGCAGCTCGCGCACGCTGTGACTGATCTTCAGGATGGCGATTCTCTCATCGTTGAGAGCGTGTCGGATCGCACCTTCAACGGCACGTTTCCGATGACGCTAGTGAACCCCACGAAGATGACATATCTCTGCGGTGGGGCGCAGGTCGCGAGCATCACCAACTCAGGCGTCGTGAAAACGATGTGGCCGAACTATGGCGCGAAAGTCCACATGGAAGTGCTGCTCGGAAAGCATACGGCAACGTTTCCCGGTATGCTGAACGGCACTCCTTACGATGGCGACCTCAGCCGGACGCCTGTGTTAAACGCGAATAACCCCTGGGGCCCGACCTGCCTGCTGCTCAGAAAGACTTCTGTCTTCCTGCGCCTGCATTACTCTGATTCAATCTTTGCGAACGGTCTACCGACGATCAAGTTCCACGTCAGCGGAAAGGCTGGTATCTTCGACCCTCGCGCGACTGACAGCAGCGGCGCGAGTGATGTCGTCATCACGCGGCCTCTGACCTTCATGAACGGTTGGGGCAATAACGCGCACGTTGGCCCCTATGAGATGGGGTCAAGCGAGGCGACGAACTGGGGGCTGAACAATGACACCACGCACCCCTATAGCTCGCCTGACGCAGCGTGCGATCCTCTCGCGGCTGCTGGCGTGCAGAGCAACCTCGCGACAGCAGCGACGGTCAACATCTACCACGAACACAAGTACGCTGGCTGCATCTGGAGCTTCACAGGTTACTGGCCGGGGAACACTGACCCGTCTGTTGCAGGGCATCCGTGGTGGTTGAATGTTTACTCTGCGATTCCTGTCACTGCGAGCAATGCTCCGGTCACGTTGCGAAGCGCAGGCATCTGGTACTCGTTCGACAGCGGCGCATCGTGGACTCAGCTTTATAACTCGCCGACGCACGAGCTGGGGTGGGACTCTGTTCAGCTCCCGAGCAATCAGACGATTACGCACGTTCAGGTCATGGCCTTCTGCGACGCGCACGACGACATGAGCCATGCAGTCTATGACATCAATCTTGCGCTGACTTCATTTCAGGCCGCGAGCGGTGGTGCGAGAAGTTCGACCGCTGGCTATACCGAGAACGCTGCGCTCTGTATTGCTGACTTCCTCGCCGATCCTGTTTACGGTTTCGGCGCAGCCTACGGAACAGACATCCCGCTTCCTCAACTGATCGCAGCAGCGAATATCTGCGACGAACAGGTCGCGCTCGCACAAGGCGGCGCAGAGCCTCGCTATGCGCTCAACGGCAGTTTTCAGCTCAACATGAAGCGCGGCGAGATTTTGCAGAACATGCTGACGAGCTGCGCAGGACGTCTGACATACTCTGCGGGCGAATACATCATCTGGCCTGCTGCGTGGTACGGGACGTCGGGCGCGTTGCCTGCGCCCGTTCCGATTCCCGATGGTCAACGGATAGCGTGGGCGTATCCAACGTCAGTAAACACGGGTCTGAATGAAGGATGCGAGACACGGCTCTATCCCGCTCCACCAGACCCGACGAGCCGCGTTGTAGTCATTGCGGCCTGGACTGGAGCCGCAAATCCTAACGCCCCCGGTACTGGTGCGATTCAAACCATCCGCTATGTGCCGGGTGATCCGTGCGCCTGCTACAACCCCGGAACTTCTGCCAATCCACAAGGCACTATCGGCATCGAATGGAGCGGGTTTCAGATGCCGGTTCTGCCAGCTGATGCAGTTATCCAAGCTCTGTGGCCGACGATAACAGCAGAATCTCCAGGCCCCTGTGACGGAGCTTTTACTGCGGCAGTTGGTCCGGGTGCGAACGCGTGGCAATTCCCCAACATGACCACACCGGACGGCATCTCGGGGTTCATCACGCCGAACCTCTCCACAGACAATCCTGTGTTTCCACCTACCGTCTGCCTACCGCTACTCGATCTAGGGTCCACCTCTGGTCTAGGTAACACAGCGGAGGCTGTAACAGCCTCGACGATTGCAGCAGCAATCTACGGTGAAGGTGGCGGAGAAGCGCAACTCGTAAAACTTTCTGGTGTGGCAATCGCGGTCTACTTCACGAGCGCATCACAGCCGACTGATCCACCGGGCGAGGGTAGAGCCGGAGCCAATCTGTCTATCGACGCGCTCAACATGTCGGCAGGGCCGTTTCAGTGGAAGGCAAAGCTTCCAATCCGTGACCTCTACAACGGCGTGAAGGGCACCTATGTCAGCCCGGTCAATAACTGGCAGTCGAGTGACATTCCGCCTTATGCGCAGGATTTTGATCACGGCTATCAGAGCGGCACGCCTGTCTTCCCTTTCGGCGATGCGAACCTCGCAGCTGATGGCGGCGTCAGGCGCTGGCTCGACATCCAGCTCCCGTTTACGATCTCTGTCGCCTGCGCGCAACGCCTTTGCAAAATAGAACTGCTCAGGCGTCGCCAGCAAGGCACCGGGACGTTCCGGTTCAACATGGCGCTCTATCAGGCAACGGCGCTTGATGTCCTCGCGGTGAACCTGGCGCTGCTCGGCTGGTCGGGCAAGCTGTTGGAAGTCAGCGCGCATCGCTTCACGCTGAACAAGCAGCAGCTCGACGGCGAAGAGGTAACGCTGCTGGGCACTGAGATTGATGTGCAGGAAACTGATCCTTCAGTCTATGAATGGAATACCAGCGACGAACTCTCTGCGCAGGGCTTCGCGCTGACCAGCGGCACAGGCGCGACTGATGGCACAGGCGCAGGCGGCACGTCGACTGTTCCGAGTTACACGACCTACAGCAACACGCCAGCCGTCGCGCTGACTCAACCGAACTCGACGACGATCCAGCTGGCTGCTGTAGCGGTCGCCTTCGCCGCGACCACGCTTCAGTACAACGCGCGCACGCTGACCATCCCTGCGCCTGCTGGGACCACACACCAGTGGTATTACGTGACGATTGCAGACCCGAATTTCTATGGCGACTCAGGCAGCGGTATTCCGCTCGAAGTGTTCGCTGAGCCAACGCCTGCGAAGCTCGGGCTGAAAGGCTTCATCTACATGGGCGCGATCTACGTCAACAGCATCGGCATTGCTGCCGTTGCCTTACCGGGTGGCTGGCCTGCGCCTGAGTCCTTCCTGATCGGTCACTGATGGCTTCACTCGCGATCTTCCTCAATAGCTCGACTCCAGCAGCCGCGCCCGGCTATCAGAATGCGCAGCCGCAGACCGATGGCGGCGTTCCACTGACATCAGTCTCGCTCGGTGTTCCTAACACCGGGGGGGTCGCGGTGAAGAGCGCGAGTTATACGGCGACTGCTTCGGACTGCGGCAAGCTGCTCGTGTTCAATTCAGCGGTAGCTGTGACGCTGACACTCCCGGCCTCGATCCCTTTTCCACAGTGGACTGTCGTTGCCGCCAACATCGGAGCAGGCGCGCTAACAATCAGCCCTGGCTCGCGCGCGCTCGACGGTGCAAGCGCAATCAGCGCAGCGCAGTTTCAGAGCATGAGCATCTTCACGGACGGAGCGAACTACTTCAGCGCGCGAGGCATCGGCACAGCAGGCAGCGGGGGCGGCGGCGGAAGCTCGACTACGCACGACGAGGTGCTGACAGACGGGCAGAACAACATCATCTTTGGGGGCGGTGACGTGATCACTGTTCTGGGGGTTCCAAATTGAGCACTCTACAACAGGTCATCTTGATGGGCACGGCTTCAGCCATGCCAGCAGCTTCGATGCCGGGTCGTCTGTATTTCACGAGCGACACGCAGCAAGTGTTTCGCGACAGCGGTACAGCGTGGGTCGACGTTACTCCTGGAGTGACAGGCGCGAGCGGACCCGCTGGCGGCGACCTAACGGGCACTTATCCGAACCCAACCATCGTCACTGTCGGCGGCGTCACCCCCGGAGACATCCTCAGTCATAACGCAGCGGACTTCGATGCGGCTGGACTAGCAAGCGCAGCGCAGGCAGCAGCGATTGCGGCCATACCTGTGCAGTCGGTCAACGGGCACGTCGGCGTTGTGAGCCTTGCGAGCACCGATCTGTCCGACTCAACTGCGCTCGCACGATTGGCGTCTCCTGCCTTCCTTGGAGCACCGACCGCACCCACGCAGGCAACCTCGGATAACTCCACCAAACTTGCAACGACGGCCTTCGTGCAGGCGCAGGCTGGCTCCTTCGACGTCGTTGGAGCTGCTCTCGCAGCATTAACAACAGCTGTTGCTGACAGCTTGCAGAAGTCTGACAACCTGAGCGATGTCACATCAGTCGCGACCGCACGGACCAATCTCGGCCTCGGTACAGCCGCACTGTCTGCGACGACGGACTTCGACGCAGCGGGTGAGGCAGCCGCAGCGCAGGCAGCAGCGATTGCTGCGAGTCTTCAGCAAGCCGCGAATCTGTCAGACGTAGCAGATGCGTCGACAGCGAGAACGAACCTCGGCCTTGGCACAGCGGCGACGATGGACACGACAGACTTCGACGCAGCGGGCGCTGCTGCGGATGCGCAGACAGCCGCTGTCGCAATCGCAGCTGCGTTCTCCTCCGATGCTGGCAACCTGACGAGCGGTTCTGTCGATCCATCGTTATTGCCGACTGCAACTCCGACAGCGCTTGGCGCGGTGATGATCGATAACACGACGATCACGATCAGCGCAGGAGTCATCTCCGCAGTCGCAGGCGCACCTTCAGGTACAGTCGGCGGCGACCTCAGCGGCACTCTTCCGAACCCGACTGTCGCGAAAGTCAATGGTGGCGCAATTCCTGTCAGCGCTGCGTTGCTCGGAAGCAACTCTTCTGCTCAGCTCGTTGCGGTAACTGCGATCACTGAGTCACAGGTGACGAACCTGACGACCGACTTAACGGCGCGGGAGTTGACGGCGAATAAGGGCGTCGCGAACGGTTATGCTTCGCTCGATTCAAGCGGCCTCATACCGTCTTCGCAAGTTGCAACCGCGACTGCATCGGTGACGGGTCTGCTCACGAGCGCAGACTGGACAACCTTCAACAGCAAGCAAACCGCTTTGACGGGGGCAAGCAACCTCGTTGCCGCGACACCGAACGGCGCGACAGGCGCAGTGTCGTTGCGCGCTCTCGTGCTCGCTGACCTGCCTTCTATCGCAAGCACCAACCTGTCAGACACAGCGCTGCTCGCTCGCCTCGCCTCGCCTGCATTGACAGGAACACCTACCGCGCCCACAGCTGCGTCCTCAGACAACTCGACCAAACTTGCAACGACGGCCTTCGTCACGACTGCTGTAGCGGCCGTTTCGGGTGGCGGTGCGCCGACAGGAGCCGCAGGCGGTGACTTGTCAGGTACCTATCCGAACCCAGGTGTCTCAAAAGTCGGCGGCGCAGTTGTACCCGCGAGCGCTGCCTTCGTGGGAACCAACTCCTCCAGCCAACTCATCTCTTCAAGTCTTCCCGTCGCGAGCACGTCGGTCGCGGGAGTCGTCAAGGTCGATGGCACGTCCGTCACAATAGCGTCAGGCGTCATCTCTGCGGCGGGATCAAGTCTTCCATCGGGAGCGCAAGGTCTGATTCTGGCGACGCCTGCCGCGTCCACTGGCATAGCTGCTCTGCGCGCTCTCGTCGCAACGGACATCCCGACACTGAATCAGAACACAACCGGAACAGCCGCCAACGTAACAGGCATTGTCGCGGTAGCGAACGGGGGGACAGGTTCAGCCACGGCGGCGTTCAGTGGAGCGAACATAACTGCCCTGAACGCGACCAACATCTCCAGTGGCACCTTGGCCGCCGCGAGACTTCCGGGCACGATGAACGCGACGACGTTTAGCGGCGCAGGAATAACGACAACCACGCTCACGGCAAGCGGTGCGGTCAACTTGAACAGCACTCTCGTCGTCACCAGTCTGACCATGCTGAATGGTTCCGTGGATGTGACGGGTACGGGTAGCTTCATCGCGGCTGGCTTAGCTCTGTCCGCGATCAGCTCGACGTCTAATGGCCGGATCAGCATGTATGGAGCAGGAGAAGCAGCACCGCTTAGTTTGAATCCAGTCATCCTGACAACAGACAACGCGATCACGTACAGCATCGACGGGAACAACCCCGGGTCACTCGCAATCGTACCTATATTCGGCACTGGTGGGCTGCGCCTCGATGCCAGCGGCAACATGATCCAGACCGGCAATCTTACGGTAAGTGGGACCGTAACGGGCACATTGTCCGCTTCGAATATCACGAGCGGCACTCTGCCTGCTGCGCGTCTGCCGATTGCGACGACGACGACTCTCGGCGGCGTGAAGATAGACGGCACCTCCGTCACAATTGCAGCTGGAGTCATCAGTGCCGCAGGGACGTTGCCATCAGGAGCGCAGGGCTTAGTCCTCGCGACTCCGACAGGATCGACAGGCATCTCTTCCCTGCGCGCGCTTGTCGGCACAGACTTGCCAACCGCGACCACAACGACGCTGGGGGCCGTCAAGATCGACGGAACGACCATCACCATCGCGTCCGGAGTCATCAGCGCTGTAGCTTCAGTGGCAGCCCCCATCACGCTCACCGCGCCAGCTGCAGGCACCGTTCCATTCCTGATTGGCGGCTCGACGGTAGCCAACGCAACGCCGACGTTCGTCCAGGGAAAAGTTCAGTCCATGTCCGGGGCGGCAGTCACGTTCAACAGCCCGGTGACGGCTGGTAACTTGATCCTGGTCGTTCAGTACAGCGACTCTTCATATAGCGCGCAAGCAGGCCCTGCGGCCATTTATGACAATCTTGGAAGCGCCTATACCCTACTTTCACAGACCGGGTCACAGAGTGGAACTTCTTATGTTGCCGTCTATGTGGCGACCAACGTTGCCGGTGGAACGTGCTCCATTAACACCAATCTTCAGCAGGCTGGGAATCAGCTTTTGATTCACGAGTATTCTGGAATTGCTACCGTTTCTCCGCTGGACGTTCAGGCAATTCTGGCATCGAACATGAATAACGCGGTGTACACCGCTGGACCGATCACGACGACGGGTGCAAATGATTTAATTCTCACCGTGGCATTCACCGCCCAGAGTGGTGGGACGTTCTCTGCCCCTGCCGGTTGGACCACGCGAGTTGGCCCATTGGCCGCCAATCCCCGGGTAATCAGTGCGGACAAGCTTGGCGCAGCCGGAGCGTACTCTGCAGCTTGGACGTACCCAAATGTCGGCCTTGTCGCAGGCGGCATTGTCATTCTTGGTTTGAAGCAAGGGATAACTCCGCAAACAGCAGACCTAGTTGATTACAAAGACAGCAGAGGGAACATCGTTGGACGCGTCAATGCCTCGGGGCAGATGACGACGGTTGCCCCCAACGAATTGACTGTCACGCAGCTTGCGACTCCGGTGAACGGAACCTTTACCACTTCGACGACTGGTGGCAGTCTTTCCGCCTCGACAGCTCGCTTTTACCGCGTAGCGGCCTTCGACGCTGTAGGCACGACGTTGCCATCAGCTGAGACGAGCATCACGACCGGACTCGGGATCGCTAACACAATTACCGTCACCTGGAGCGCAGTCCCGGGCGCTACTGGTTACACGATCTATGGCAGGACAACCGGAGCAGAGACGTTGCTTGCAACCGTCAACGGGGGCGCAGTCACATCCTGGACTGACTTGGGATGGGCGACGCCATCAGGAGCGATGCCGGTTCTGAACACGACAGGACTGACGAACACAGCTCTCCTGCTGATCAGCGGCGCTGCCAATGTTGCCGGTACTGCAACTACGAATGTGCCAAATCTTCTTGTTCAGCCAGCGGGCACAGCGGCGAGGACAACATGGAGCACGTCCGGTACAGCAATCGGCGTCAATGCAGCCTCGGGGTTTGCAGGACTGTTGCTTGACTTAGGCGTCAACGGCACGAGCAAGTTTTCGATCAGCGCGACGGGCGTTCCTGTCTTCTCAGCGGCAGGCTATGCTGTCCAGTTCAACAACATCGCTGGCGGCGGTTGTCCTGCGCTCGCCTTCAACAGCACGAACCTCACCATAGCGACGTCGGTCGCCGGCAGCACTCCGCTGATTCTGAGCAACACGAACGCGACGCCGACTGCGGACCTGCTGGACCTTCTTTCAACCGGGGTAACAGTCGCGAAGTTCGATGCTCTCGGCAATCTGACGCTCAACGGAACCGCGTTGAGCGCTGTTGCGCAACTAGGGTTTAACGCTGGCACGTCGAACTTGCGGATTTTTTCAAATCAAGGCAATGGTGCTTACAACGCAGTGGTGCAGGGCGGGGATGCTGGACTTATCTGGTCCACCAGTGCAGGAAACGCTACTCAAGGCTTCACACTCTGCCCACAGTCAGGCAGTGCTAGCGGTCTTCGCATCGACAATGCAGGCAATCTGACGATCACAGGCCACATCATTTCCGGTGGGGTTGCTCCTACCATTGCGATTGCAGCGGGAGCCGGAAGTGGCGCAAGCTGTACCATCTCCGGCACTGATAGCGCAGGGATTATCACGCTTACAACCGGCACTGGCCCAACCGCCGCTGTCACCCAGTTGACGGTTACGTTCCATACAGCGTATGGCAGCAGCCCGCTGCCGCTAGTGATGCTGAGCCCCGGTCTCACGAACGGAACCTATACCATTGCGACCACATCCCTCGCGCCGACCCAACAGCCTTGGGTGAGTCTCAGTGGCACAGCATTTCAACTTGTGGCTAACTCATCTGCGCTAGCTGCGAGCACGACTTACCAATGGCAATACCTGATCATTGTGCCGTAATCAAGAATGGGGAAGGAACAAAAGCATGATCACTCTCGCAGCTGCATCTGTTGCATCTACTGTCATTGGCGGGACAACCGTGGACACGGCTCCTGCTGCCGCTGTGACCAGCGCACTGACTAATTTCAGTGGTCCGTCCGTCTCTATCGCGATTCCTTACGGGACATTCAGCGGAGGGGTGTTCACTCCATCGGCGTATACAGAGGGTCAGTCTCTGCTCCTCGATCTGGCAGCAGGAACTTTTAGAGTAGGGAATGGACCCACCCTGCCCATCCCTGGAGCGCTCCTGACGAGCATTCTGAATGCTGTGAAGGCGTACCGCAACGGTCTGGAGTCGCTTGCACAACAGGCCGGTGCCGCACCGGGAGTTATCACTCCTTGGTGAAATTCGGTGCGATTCACTGCTAAGCAACGCAGCGAAGAGAATAAGAGCGTACCCTTGAGTTAGGTTTTCCCTCGCGTCAGGTACGCTGTACCTCCCCCCTCGCCTCTTGAGAAGAAAGCGTTGCTCCAGTGAACAAGCTCCTCGCGCAGTTACTCTGCGTTCTGTTTTGCCTTCCCGCGTTCGCGCAGGTCAGCATCCCTGCTGGCGCGAATCAGTCGACGATCCAGTCGACCATCAGCAACGCCGCTGTTGGGAGTGTCGTCAACTTTCCTCCCCGCCTCGATGTCACTGCGCCTATCACGCTCAAATGCGGCGTGACCTATTCCGGGCCTGTTGGAAATCCAGCCGTCTTAAATTCCACGTTTGGTCAAGGTGGGTCGATTTTTCGCATCAACGCCTCGAACTGTGGCCAGCCGACGACGATTCAATATCTGAAGTTTGCGAACTCCGGCGGCCTGTATGTTCAAACCCCGTTCGACAACCTGCATCTCCTGCACAACCAATTCGGCAACCTGCCGTGTTGCAACGGCGGTGCGTCCAATGTGGCGGTCTGGATTGAGAGCGTCAACACGAGCAGCAATACGGCGGCGATGCTCACCAACGCTGTCTTTGACTGGAATCAGTTTGGAGACAGCGCATCTTGTATTTCGCCGCAGAACGGGATGACCAATCACAACTCGCCTGAAGACAGTCAGGTCGGAGCCTGCAACGGCATCGTGGTCTATTCGTCGGTTGACGGCTGGCAGATTACCAACAACACGTTCTTCCACGTCGCTGAAGGCGTGCATATCAACTGCCCGAATTACGGCCACCAGCGTTATCCCTGTGAGCCTCCAGGCGGTGCCGTCCATCGCAACATAACGGTGCGCTACAACGATTTCAACCAAATCCACCGCATCTCTTGGGAGCAGCAGGCGCAGCAGGTCAGCGGCGAAGACTGGGAGTTTAACTCGGAACACGATTGGTTCCAGCCGTATTTCGGCTCCTTCGGTATTTCGATGGCGTGCTGCTACAACGGCACAAGCGCGCCGTTCATGAACGTGTCGAACAACACCGTGATCTTTAACACCAGCGCTTCACCCGGGCGCTATGGCTATGGCATGGAAGCTGCGGGTCATCTGGCGACATACGATCACATCTTGTTGCAGGCTGCGCACTCTTCGGGCAGCGCGTCGGGACTCGCCTACGGTTGCGGCCCTGTCGGCAGCATGTCGAACAACACTGTCCAGGGCGGATTCGGCAACGAGTACATCATCAACGAGAACTACGGCTTCCCCTGCGGGACTGACCGGACGCCTGCGCGGTTCACCGGCAACGTCACCGGCCCCAATGTCGCTGCTGTCACGAGCGTCGCGCCGTCGATCTCGCCAGCGTCAGGAAACTATTCCGGCCTCGTCACCATCACCGATGCCGGATACCTGTCCGGTCCGCAGCCGCTCGGCAACACGTCAATCTACTTCACCACGGACGGCTCGACCCCGACCGTCAACAGCTCGCTCTATACCGGCCCCTTCAATGTCGCAGGAAACACGACCGTCAAGGCGATCGGCATGTGGGGCACAGGCGCGAACACCAGAAGCTATGCGCAGGGATATGGGTTCGTACCTTCGCCGATGGTGAGCGCCTCTTACTCGGGCTCAGGCAGTCCGATCCCCCCGCCTGTGGTGCCTGACGTCCCTGTTGTGCCTGTTGTGCCTGTTGCGCCCACGCTCGGCAACCTCACAGGTGCGTACCTGCACAGCACCGACAATAAGCTGATCATCGGCAAGGCACTCGCGTTTACCACCATCGGGAAGTATTCCGCTGGACCGGATACGCCGATTGCCAACGGTGCAATTCTGTGGACCTCGAATAACCCAGCCGTGCTCGCAGTCGATCAGGCTGGCGTCGCGACAGCGATTGCTGCAGGCGTTGCGAACGTGCAAGCGCGCATCGGGTCGACCTACAGTTCCCCCTGGACCGTAACCGTCAGCGCGCCTGCTGTGACGATGTTCCCCGTCACGCAGACGCTCGCACCCGGAACGTACACCCTGACTGTGGGCCCGACAGGAGTCGTAACCGTCAGTCAGTAAGTGAAAAGGTACGCGACGCATGTCACGGCGCAGGCCGCGAGAGCGATGAAGAGCCAGTCGTCAGCCTTCATCGCTCTCAGTGCCTTCAGAGTGTTTATCGATCCAGTCGAGGAAGGCAGCTCGCGGGATGCGCACCATCGAGTTCACGCGAAACTTCGGGAACTGCGGCATCTGCATCAGCCGGTATATCTGGCTGCGGCTGCAATGAATCAGCTCAGCTGCTTCCATCATCGTGAGCATCGTCCTGTCGCGAGGCGTCTCAAGAGCCGGTCTTACGCGCTTCTCTGTCGCAGGCTTCTTGTGCGGTCTCTTTCGTATCGCTTCTGTCTCTCCCATAGTTAAAGCTCTCCCCGGCAGCTCAATACATCATCCATGAGTCTTGGTGTGGCTACGCCACTTTATTTATTCACAGCTTCTGTGGAAAGACACAATGGCTGTACGACCTGCTCGTTGCTTAGTGCCGTCATCGCGTCAGGATGCTCTGAGAGGCGTCGCAGGGGACGCGGATAGGGAAACATGCAGGCGAGGTCGCAGGAACGCCCACAGCACCTCACAAGACGTTGAAAAGGCGATAACCCTAAAAGTTTATTTTCTGAAAAGAACATTGCGCTATGCGTGTTGATTCTGCGCAGGAAGTCGAGACACCTTCCACAGACACTGTGGAAGCACGCGATTGACACACATTGCGCAGATTGAAAAGAATCGACTCCAATTACCTGGAGGATTCAGAAATGCCGACCGCCATCGAGAGACACTTTCATTTGCAGGAACTCGCCGAAATCTGGGGCGTCAGCACGGCGACGCTGCGCAGGTTGTTCGAAGCCGAG